AGATCGCCATCAGCGCCTTCGACTTGCCCGCCTTCACGGGTGAGAAGGTCCCCGACGAGCTACACCACGTGCTCACGGGCAAGACCTGGGTGGAGGAGCGCCGCAAGCGCTGGGGCGAGACGAGCCCGCTGTACATCTCGAAGGTCCTGGGCGAGTTCCCCGAGGTCAGCGACGACATGCTGATCTCGCCCAAGATGATCCGCGAGGCGCTGGAGCGCGAGCTTGATGGCATCGGCATCGGCCGGTTCGGCGGCGACGTGGCGCGCTTCGGCAAGGACCGCTCCACCCTGTACCGCAATCGAGGCGGCGTCCTCCGCAAGGTCGTGGAGATGCCCTACGGCGACACCATGGAGACGGCGGGCCAGTTCGCCAAGGCGCTCGGCGGGCGCAAGCGCGTCCCCATCGTGATCGACGCGGACGGGCTCGGCGCCGGGACCGCCGACCGGCTGCGTGAGCAGGGGTACGCGGTCATTGACTTCCACGGAGGCCAGCGCGCCTTCGAGCCCGACAAGTTCAAGAACCGCCGCGCCGAGCAGTACTGGCACCTGCGCGAGGGCTTCGAGGATGGCCTGTTCGACCTGGACACCGAGGACCAGGACCTAGCGGCCCAACTAGGCAACATGAAGTACAAGCTGGACTCCTCGGGTCGCATCCAGATCGAGGCCAAGGAGGACATCGTCAAGCGCGCTGGCGTCTCGCCGGACCACGCGGACGGAGCCATGATGGCGACCTTCACGGGCGCCTCCATGGAGGACTTCGAGGCGAGCAACGAGCAGTACGGCGAGGAGTCCATAACCGGCGACCTACTCACGAGGCCAATGTGAACAACACCCCATATCCCCGCTTCGAGGTCTACCCCAGCGCAGACAACGAGTGGCGCTGGCGCCTCAAGGCGGCCAACCACGAGATCGTCGCCGCGTCGGTGGACGGCTTCAGCAGCCCCAACCACGCCATGAGGGCAGTGGTCGATACCTCCGACAACGTCCTGACCGCGCTCGGGATCGTGGACGGCATCAAGCGCTCGGCGAGGGTGGTGGTACAGGCCGATGAGAACTAGCGAGGCCACCATCGAGATGATCGCCGAGTTCGAGGGGTTCGTGGATCATCCCTACAACGACTTCGGCAACACAGCCATCGGCTTCGGGCACACCGTCCACCTGGGTCCGCCAACGCCGATCGACGCGAGCTACCGCGTCACCCGAGGCCAGGCGCTCGCGCTCCTCAAGCAGGACCTCACCCAGGTGGAGATCGCCGTCGAGGACTACGTCATCGTGAGCCTCAACCAGAACGAGTTTGACGCGCTCGTCTCCTTCACGTTCAACCTCGGGATCGGAGCGCTGCGAGGCTCGACGCTTCTGGACCTACTCAACACAGGGAAGCGCGCCAGCGCCGCCCGCGAGTTCGGGAAGTGGATCAACGCGGGCGGCCAGCCGCTCGAAGGCCTGAGGCGCCGGAGGGCTGCCGAGGCCGCGCTGTTCCGCAAGCCCGTACACAAGGAGTTCCCCTTGCCCAAGGCCGAGTACCACAAGACCAAGAAGCCGCACCGGAAGCTCAACACCGGCGAGCGCGGCGCGGACGTCAAGCAGCTTCAGATCGCTATCAACCGCGAGCTTCGCAAGATGGGCGCCAAGGCTCGGGTCGCCGTGGACGGCGAGTTCGGCGCCCAGACGTTGAAGCAGTACCGAAAGGTGGCCCATCGGCTGGGGCTCGATCACACGATGCCGACGCAGAAGAGCCAGCTGCTCGTCCGCCAGCCCTTCCGCCGCGACAAGCGCCTCAAGAAGCAGGCCGAGGAGCGGCGCCCGAAGCCCAAGCCGCAGATCAGCAAATACTTCGGTGAGCACGAGTTCGACTGCAACGACGGCACGCCCTTCCCGAGCTACATGAAGGACGACCTCAAGGTGCTCTGCGAGCGCATCCTGGACCCGCTCCGTGAGAAGTACGGACCGGGCTCGATCAACTCGGGCTACCGGCACACGCGCTACAACGCGAGCATCGGAGGGGAGCCGAACAGCTTTCACATCTATGACGTCCGCAAGTCCCAGCCCGCCGCCGACGCCACGTTCAGCCGTGGCAACGCGAACGACTGGGGCGCTGAGTCCAAGCGCCTACGCGCTCGGGCCGGACGGGGAGGAGGCGTGGGCACCTATCCCTCGTCTCGCTTCGTTCACAACGACACCCGCACGTACAACTCCGACTGGTGGGGCTAGGAGGTCTCATGCTCGTCATCCAAGAGTTCATCAATAGGGTCTTGCGTCGAGAGACGTTTGACAAGCCGATCGAGGACATGCTGGACTCCAAGGTCATCGCCACGACCGTTACCACCGCCCTGGGCGGCTGGGCGGTAGCGGCGGCGGCCAAGTACGGCTATGACCTCGACATCGCCCTGCTCGTGTTCCTGATCGGGCCACCCGTGTTCGCCCTCGTCAACTTCGGCGTCGGCTACCTCAAGAGCGATCTCCGGCTCAAGGCGCTGATCGACTTCTACCGGCGCTCAGGGCAGGAGCCGCCCGAGCCCGACGAGGCGCTGGACGAGGCCGCGCCGGTGACGGAGCGATGAGCGCCGAGCGCATCCTGGTGCTGGTGATCCTCGGGGCCATCGCCCTGATCCTGGTCATCATCGCTCTCAACACGCTGGACGACGAGGCAGCCGAGTCGGCGACGACCGTCATGGCCCTAGCGAGGTAGCCGCATGTCCGCTCTGAAAGAAGCACCGACCACCGAACGCGGCTCTGTCTCCGGGAGGCAGACGCCGCTCCCAGGCATCCCCGGATGGACCGCCTTCTACGGGGACGATCTGGAGCACGTACCCGAGTTGATGTGGCCGCAGTCGGTGTCGGTGCTTCATCAGATGCGGAGCGACAGCCAGGTCAAGGGCTTGTACCTCGGGGCCACGCTCCCGATCCGCCGCTACGCCTGGTGGCTCGATCCGAACGGCGCCAAGCCCGAGGTCGTGACCAAGGTGGCCGACAACTACGGGCTCCGCGTCCGTGGGCAGGAGGAGAAGCCCAAGGGCCGGACCAAGGGCCGGTTCGCCTTCGGGGATCACCTGCGGCTCGCGCTCCTCGGGCTCATGTACGGGCACTACTACTTCGAGCAGGTCGGCGAGATCAGGGACGGCCAGTGGTGGTGTAAGAAGCTCAGCGAGCGGGTGCCCCACTCCCTCTCCGAGATCAACATCGCCCAGGACGGGATGCTGGAGTCGATTCGTCAGTTCAACACCGGCCCGAACGTCCCGCCGATCGACATCAAGAGGCTCGTCGCCTACGTGTGGGACAGGGAAGGCGCCAACTGGGCCGGACGATCCATGTTCAGAGAGGCGTACAAGAACTGGCTCGTCAAGGACCGGACGCTCAGGGTGGGGACCGTGAGCATCGAGCGGAACGGCGCCGGGGTGCCGGTCGGCGTCGCACCGCCCGGAGCTACCCCTGCCGACATCGAGCGCATCAACAAGTTCGCCCAGGCCGCTCGGGCGGGCACGAACGCGGGCGGCTCCCTCCCCAACCAGGCGTCACTGACCTTCGAGGGAGTACGCGGCGCGCTGCCGGACGCAGCAGGCTGGATCCGACTCCAGAACGAGGAGATGGCACGGTCTGCCCTTGAGATGTTCATGCAACTCGGGCAGACGGAGACGGGCTCACGCGCCCTCGGAGACTCCTTCATCGAGCTATTCAGCCTCGCCCAGCTGACCGTCGCCGAGTGGTTCAAGGACATCTTCAACGAGCACGTGATCGAGGACGATGTTGACTGGAACTTCGGCGAGGACGAGCCCGCCCCGCTCCTGACCTATGACTCCACCGACCCGGAGTTGAGCATCACCGATCTCGGCCAGCTGGTCACGACCGGGCTCATCCAGGTGGACGAGGAGCTTGAGAACACGATCCGCGAGCGGCACAAGCTCCCGGCGCGCACCACGCCACGGATCGAGGCTCCGCTCATCCCCGACGAGGAGGATGACGACGAGCCGCCCGAGCCTTCGCCCACCGAGGCGAGGCGTGAGAGCGCGGGTCGGCGAGGGGTGAGCGCGGTAGCGGCTACCTCCCCGCTCAACCTCCCGGCCCGCGACTTGCGCCGTCAGCCGTATGACCACGAGGTCCGAGCGGCCACCGACTTCGCGGAGATGGACAGCCAGTTCTTCTTCAACCGCGACACGCTTGTCACCCAGGTCCGCAACAAGCAGGCCGAGCAGATCGAGGAGCTACACGACGCGATCGTGGGCGCCGGAGAGGACGTGGGCAAGCTCGCGTCGATCGCCGCGACTCCGAACGCCAGCGGGCCGATCTTCGACCGGATGGTGATCGCCGGAGCCCAGGGCGCTACCCAGGCGCTCAAGGAGGCCACCGAGCAGAACGTCAAGGTGCCCAAGCTCGGGGACATCGATGAGGCGCTCACGTCCCTCGAAGCTCGCGCCGCCGCCGTGTCGGCCCTCCTCGCGCGCTCGATCTCGGAGACGGCGGCTCGGCGGGCGATCCGGCTGACAGGAGGCTCGCTCACCCCGGCTGAGGTCGCCGCCGAGGTCAGAACGGGCTTGTCCTCTTTGTCTACCAAATACCTAGAGGATCAGCTGGGCGAGACGATCGTTCAGGCGACCAACACGGGCCGGAAGCTCACGATGCGGGTCAACCAGCCGGACCGCTACTACGCGAGCGCCCTGCTCGACACGAACACCTGCGCCAAGTGCGTCTCGCGTGACGGGACGCAGTATCTGTCGCTCGCCGACGCCGAAGCGGACTTCCCGACAGGCGGCTACAAGGACTGCGAGGGAGGACCGCGCGACAGGTGTACGCTCGTGGCGATCTATGAGGAGTCCGAGCCCGACGCGGATGAGCCCTTCGGAGGAGTGATCTGATGCCCACGATCGACCTAGCCGAGTTCGTCACCGTCCACGACATCCCGGTGCTTGAGACGGGGATCGAGTACCCCGCGAGCACCGGCCCGTTCACGGTGACGAGCGAGATGATCGCCGAGGTAGTCGAGCAGCAGGACGATCCTCACATCGACTCGCCCAAGATCAAGATCAGTCACGGGGAGAACCCGATCAACGACGATCTTCAGACCCTCTGGGAGACGATGAAGGAGGGCGAGGAGGCCGCAGGCGAGCAGTTCGCCCTCCCCAACTTCGGCACCTGGCAGAACCTCCGAGCCTCGGAGGACGGAGGGACGCTGATCGGTGACGCGGTCGGGCTCCCGGCGTGGCTCGCGGCGATCCTTGAGACCGCGTACCCCGCGCGCTCGATCGAGGGCGGGCCGTGGACCAACCCGGCCAACAACAAGCAATACAACTTCATGATCGACGCGGTGGCCCTCCTCGGAGTGATCGGACCAGGCTGTACCTCGCTGGCCGATCTGCAGGACCTGTTCAGTGAGGCCGGTCCGAAGGTCACGGTCATCGAGATGTCAACCCCGAGAGGAGGTCACGTGCCCCGAGTGGCGGCCCAGATCAACGTGGGCGACATTCGTCGGGCTTTCTATGAGGACTTCGCGCAGGGCGATCGGTACTGGTGGTGGGACCGCGAGCTACTGGTCAACCCTGACGAGTTCATAGCGGAGGACCCGGACGAGAATCAGCTGTGGAGAGTTCCCTTCACGCTGAAGGACGGCGGGGACGATGCTGACACGGTCGAGTTCGGTGACCCCGAAGCGATCAAGATCAAGTACGTCCCCGACACCAAGGCCAAGGAGGACGACAAGACCGAAGCCACACCCCTCGTGAGCGCCCAACTGCCCAAGGCAGGACGGGTCCTCGCAGTCAACCACGGTCCGAGACGGACCAGAGAAAGGAGTACCAGCATGGATCCCACGATGATCCAAGGGCTCCGTGGAGCGCTCGGGCTGACTGAGGAGCAGCTGCCCGACGACGCCACGGACGAGCAGGTCACCGTCATCCTCGCGGAGCACAACGAGGAGAACGGCGGCGAGGGCGACGGCACCGGCGAGTCCGGCGAGCCGAAGCAGCCCGCGCCGGAGCCGGGGCAGACGCCGGAGGCGCCGAGCGCGCCTGCGACCACGCCGAGCGGTCCGCAGACGGACGAGGAGCGGACCAGCACGCCGGACGGCATGACCCTCATCGACAACGAGACGCTGGAGCAGCTGAAGCACGGTGCCGAGGAGGGCATCGCCGCCAACGCTCGCTACCGCACCTCAGCGCGCGACGAGGCGATCAAGGCGGCGGTCGGTGAGGGCAAGTTCCCGCCCTCGCGGGTCGAGCACTACACCAAGCTCTGGGACGCCGATCCCGAGGGCACCAAGAACCTCCTCGCCTCCCTCGCAACCGGGGTCATCCCGGTCACCGAGCGCGGCGAGGCGGGCAGCAGCGAAGGTGAGTTCGGGTCCGCCGAGGCGTACCCGGAGCACTGGCTGCCGGAGGTCGCCGCCCGCGCGTCAGGCGGCGCGGCTCCGAGCCCGATCACCCACGAGCGCGACCCGAGAGGAGCGTGATCCAGGATGGCCAACGAGTGCATCCCGATCTACCAGCCCGGTCAGGCGATCACGGCGAAGGCCGAAGCCGCCGTCACCGGCAAGAGGTTCGTGGCCATCAGCCACGACAAGGACCCTGGCGCCGACGCGGTGCCGGGTGAGAGCGTCCTCGGAGGCAACATCGTCTGCTCGCCGTGCGGAGCAGGCCTGCGTGCCTTCGGAGTCGCCGACCGGGACGCGGCGATCAACGCCAAGTTCGTCGTGCTCGGACCGGGCCACACCGTGCCGGTCCGCGCGGGGACGGGCGGGGTCACCGCCGGTGACGAGGTCGAGTCGGACGGGACCGGGCAGGCTCTGCCGCTCGATGCCGGCGTCTCGGCGGGAATCGCAATCAACACGGCGGCGGCGGGCGAAGATGTCTTCGTCCGGCTCCACTGAGTTCAGAAAGGAGTTGATGTAAGTGCCTGCATCAAGCGTGTATCACCCTTACGCGCCGCCGACCGTCAGCGGGACCACGATCACCGTGGACACCATGCTGAACCAGCCGACGCGCGTGACCAAGATGATCATGGACCTCACGCTCCAGCGCTTCATCGCCGATCGCATCTTCGCGTCGGCGGGAGGCGTCACGGGTGGGGCCGTGGTCTACGACAAGACCCAGGCCAACGAGTTGTACGCGGCTCGTGACGTCGAGGAGGTCGCACCGGGTGCCGAGTTCCCGGAGATCACCGACGAGCGCCTGGCGCCGTTCGTGGCCACCGTCCGCAAGTGGGGCGGCAAGGTCTACATCACCGACGAGGCGCGTGAGCGGAACAACTCTGCTCAGTTCACCAACCGCGTCCGTCGCCTGTCCAACACGATCGTGCGGAAGCTCAACGCGATTGCGATCAGCCTCCTGGAGGCCAGCATCGCGGCGAGCGGACGGACGGTCACCGGGCGCAACTGGGCCACGGCAACGCCGACCGGCCCGGATGCCGGCCAGACGACCGCGCAGAACATGCCGCTGCGCGACTTCGCTCTGGCCAACCAGATGATGGAGGAGGACGAACTGGGGATCGAGGTCGGCCTGTGGCTGCTCAACCCCCAGGAGTTCACCAACCTCATCATCGGCCACGGCGGCGTCTCGAACCTGAGGGAAGTCCTCAGCGAGACCAACCAGCAGGTCTACGTGTCGAACCGCGTGACCGCTGGGACCGCCTACGCGCTCGCCGCGCAGCAGGTCGGCGAGATGAGGATCGAAAAGGCGCTGGGCACGGCGACGTGGCGCGAGGAGGGACGGCAGAGGACCGCCGTTCAGACCGACGTGCGCCCCGTCCACTACGTGACCAACGACTTCGCGGTCATCAAGTTCACCGGCCTGGCAGGCTAGAAAGGAGGACTGATCAGCATGGCACAGAAGACAGAGTCACGCAAGATCAAGCACCTGGCCTTCGCCTACCTGGTGGAGCAGCCGCACCCCTACGAACCCGACAAGACGGTGTTCGTGGAGCGGCTGGCACGTCGAGGCGACACCGTGGAGCTACTGCCCTACGATGTCGCCAAGGGCGAGCGCTTCGGTTCCTTCTACACGGAGGAGGAGGAGCAGGCCGTTGAGGAGCAGGAAGTGGCCCTCAACGATCTCGACACCGAGGAGTTGAGCGACTGGCTCAACTCAGACGGCGAGTTCGAGGGCGATCAGAAGCCCACGGTCAACCAGGTGCTCAACGCCGCCAAGGGGAACCCCGACCTGGCCACGCGCCTTGTCGAGGCAGAGAACCTGGCGACGGACGGCGACCCGCGCTCGTCCCTCATCGAGGGTCTGGCGAAGATCGCCGGAGGCAACGACTGACGGTGGAGGGCGGCCAGGGCTCCTCCCGCTCTGGCCGCCCGCCCCTCCGTCTAGGAGACCAACATGAGCGTCCTCCCCGGAGCTACCCGCTACATCTACCTCGATTGGGGTGAGACCGGCCTGGTTGGCACGATCACCTTCAAGCTCCTGAACGAGGACACGCTGGACGAGGTCATCGAGGAGACCATCCAGCAGATCGAGGAGTGGTCCACGGGCAAGTACCGGAGCCTCATCACCTTCCCGACGAGCGCCGGCAACTATCTCGCCGTCTGGACGGTCCCCGGCGAGGGCTCGTCAGACGAGCAGTTCACGGTCACCGGGATCGTCGGGACCTGGACGCCGGACAAGAGCGAGATCGAGGCGCTGCTACGCGCCCGGACGCGCGACCGCTTCGGCAACTCGGGCGAGTTCACGGAGGACACGACGCCGACCAACTATGACGTCGAGCTTCTGATCAACGAGGCTGTCACCGAGCTTGCCGGCGTCTGGGGCACCCGGCTCCCGGACGCGCCTGGCGACGACCCTGACGCGATCCGAGCCGCCGCGCGCTCGGCTGCCGCGCTCCTCGCCTCGATGAACGTCGAGCTTTCCTACTTCCCCGAGCAGCAGACGCGCGCCGACCGGAGCGCCTACCAGCTGCTGGAGCGCCGTTTCGACCGGCTCGTCAAGAGCACCAAGGAGGCAATCGCCGAGGCGAACGAGCAAGGTGGCGACGGTGAGAGCGTCATGACGGCTGGCGGCGCTCGCTACCGCTTCGATGACGAGGGCTCCGTCACGGAGATGTTCTGATGCCCGCTCGCATCGACATCTCCGTCGCAGGCGACGTACAGGTCAGTCGGAACATCCTCCGCGTCGGCGACCGCGCGGGCGATATGTCGCCCGCCTTCGACCAGATCGCCGACGACATCATGGAAATCGAGGAGGAGCAGTTTGACTCGCAGGGCGCTCGCGGAGGAGCCGCTTGGGCGCCTCTCAAGGAGAGCACTTCCGCTCGCAAGCGGCGGCTCGGGCTTGACCCTCGAATCCTCCACGCCACGCTCGATCTCCGCAACAGCCTGACCCGCCGAGGGGACGCCAACCAGAACCTCATCATCGAGCCCGAGTACATGGTGTTCGGCTCCGATCTCCCCTACATCGCGCCTCACCAGACCGGCGCGCCAGCCGTCCCGCTCCCGGTCCGCCGACCGATCAACTTCACGGAGCAGGACCGCCGAGGGCTCGTCCGCACGCTCCAGAACTTCATCATGACCGGGCGGGTGAGCTTCTGATGAGTGAGAATCTCTTTGGCCCCTCGCTCGGCAAGTACGACATCGAGCAGGCCGTCACCTGGACGCTCCAGAAGTGGGAGGTCACCTACCTCGCCGAGATCGAGCGCCGGTGGGAGGACATGTACGGGGACGCGATCGTGCGGAGCCTCCCGCAGATCCATACCTGGACCAAGCGCAACAAGCTGGAGGTCTGGCCGGAGGAGTCGCTGCCGCTGCTCCTCGTCGTCTGCCCCGGACTCGCCGACGAGCCCGCCAAGGAGGGACGCGGGCGCTACCGCGCCAAGTGGCGCGTCTCGCTCGCCGTGATCGCCGGAGCCGACACGGAGGAGAACACCCAGGCGCTCGTCAACATGTACGGGCAAGCGTTCAGGATGCTCCTCCTTCAGCGCCCCTCGCTCGACAACGCCTTCAACGGACGGGTCCGAGGCGTCGAGTGGATCAACGAGCAGTACGATGAACTGCCGATCGAGACGGAGCGCTCGACTGCGATCTGCCGCCTGGACTTCAACATCGAGGTCGGCGACGTGGTCAGCACGCGCGACGGTCCCGTGGACCCGAGCCCGGATGCCGTACCCGAGGCGGACCCGTATGAGGACCCAGGCGACCGGCCTGAGGTAGAGACTGTCCATGTTGAAGCCGAACCCAAGGAGGACTGATGGGCTTCACTTACACCGGGAAGGTGCCCGACGTGCTAGACGACGGGCGCCCGCTCGCGCCAGGCGACCAGATCGAGTCCGACAAGCTCGATCGGTCCACACCGCACAACGCAAGCCTCATCGAGCGCGGTCTGCTCCGTGAGGACAAGTCCAAGGGCGCCCCGCCCAAGACGATCGGGAGCGGCGGCAAGAAGGGAGATGACGACTGATGGCACGCCCAGGAGTCGAAACGCTGGTGCTGGAGAACGCACCGCCCCGGTCCGCGCCCACGGCGACGGGTCCGGTGTTCATCGTCGGTACAAGCTCGAAGGGCTCGCCGGAGGCTCCGGTGAAGCTGACTTCGATGTCGCAGGTCGAGGACTACGTGGGGTCACGCCAGACCTACTCGCTCGTGTGGGACTGGCTCGACACCTACTTCCGCGAGGGAGGCCGTCAGGCTCACTTCGTGCGAGTGGTCGGGCCGGACCCGGAGACGGCGGACATCACGCTGGTGGACTCGGCGGATGACCCGGCGCTCATCGTCGCTGCGGTCGATCCGGGCGAGTTCGGGAACGGCTTCAACGTCGAGATCACAGCCGGTGATCAGGCGGGTGAGTTCAAGATCGTCGTGACGCACGACGACGACACGGACTTCGCCCTCACGAGCCCGAGCCTGGTCGACAAGACCGCCGCGCTCGCGTGGGCCGACACGCTCGGCGTCCGCGAGTACATCACGCTCACGGATGCGGGCACGAGCCTCGATCCCGAGGTTGCGGCGGCGACCGGCCTGACCGGAGGCACGGACGATCGCCTCAACATCACGAACACCGAGTGGGCGGCGGCGCTCGAAGCGCTCCCGCGCGATCTCGGACCCGGTCAGGTGGTCGCGCCCGGACGGACGACCCAGGCCGGACACGAGCAGTTGCTGGACCACGCGAGGACTCACAACCGCAAGGCGGTCCTGGACGCGCCCGAGGGCTCGACCAAGGCCCAGCTGCTCGCCGCGTCCGCGCTGATCCGCGCCCAGACGACGAGGCGCCGCGAGGGCGCCCTGTTCGCGCCCTGGGACACGGTTCCCGGCATCGTCTCGGGGACGGATCGCGTCGTGCCCTCGTCGGCTCGGGTGTGCGCTCACATCGCGCGCTCGGAAGGCGCCGGCAACTCGCCGAACAAGCCCGCAGCGGGCGAGAACGGCATCGCCCAGTTCGCCACGGAGGTCCGGCAGACGTTCAGCGACGCTGACCGTCAGGACCTCAACGCGGCTGGGGTCAACATCTCCATCATGAAGTACGGGCAGGTCCGTACCTACGGATGGAGGACGCTCACCGACCCGTCCACCGACGACAACTGGTTGGACTTCAGCAACGCGAGGTACTTCATGAGCGTGATCGCTCGCGGAGAGGCTGTGCTGGAGCGCTACCTGTTCGGCGAACTGGACGGGCGGCGAATCCTCGTCAACAAGGCGGGCGGCGACATCATCGCCCTCCTCACGGAGGACTGGGCCAAGTGGAACAGCCTCTACGGCGCCACGCCTCAGGAGGCGTTCAACGTCGATGTCGGGGAGCAGGTCAACACGCCGGAGTCGATCGCCAACCGCGAACTCAACGCCGCCGTCGCGCTGCGGATGAGTCCCTTCGCGGAACTGGTCGTGCTCCAGCTGTCCAAGGTCCGCTCCTCCGAAGCGGTCATCTAGAAAGGGGTGATGGCGTATTTCACGCGAAGATCAGTACGCAGTCGGCGTGACCATCGGCGAGCGGGACCTGGGCATCTGGGACTCGCACACCGGCGGCGAGATCGACAGCGAGGAGTCCAAGTACAGGCCGGGAGGACTCGCGGCTCAGATCAGCCTGGGCGGGTCCGTGACCGTCAACAACGTGACGGTCGGGCGCCTGTACCTGCTCGAACGGGATCACCAGCTGGTCCCGTTTCTGCTCGGCCAGGTCGGCAAGGGCGACTTCATCGTCACCAAGCAGCCGCTCGGCGTCGATGGGGTCGCCTTCGGGAAGCCCACGGTGTACCGGGGCAAGCTCAAGCAGGTCACTCTGCCTGAGCACGACAGCGAGTCCTCGGACCCGGCCAAGATCGAACTGGAGATGTCCGCCGCGACGGCGTCACAGGTCTAGTTCACAACCCGTATCAAGAGGAGGTAGCGATGAGTACAGAGGTAGAGACGCCGCAGGAGGAGGGAAGCCCGGACACGCCGGTGTCGGCCGCAGAGGTCGCATCGAGCGCCAACGGCTCCCTCCTCGGGCGCATCAAGGCGGCACGGGACATCCGTGTCGCCAACGAGTCCCTGACCCTTCCGATCCCCACCTGGGGCGGCGACCTTGTCGCGCGCTACCGGGTGGTTGACCGGAGTCAGCTGGAGGAGCTTGCGAAGCGAGCCCGCCAGGGCAAGAACACGGACTCGGGAGCCGACATCAACTTTCTCGCGCGAGCTTGCGAGGGAGTCCTGATGAGGGACCCGGACACCGGCGCGATCGAGCCGGTTCTCAACGGTCACGGCGTCCAGGTCCGCTTCGACCACGACCTGGCCGCCCTGCTCGGCGTCGAGGCTGAGTCGGCGACGGATGTCGTGCTGTACCTGTTCAAGTCCAACGCGGTCGCCATCGCCTCGCACGCGATGAAGATCGCCACCTGGATGCAGGACACGTCTCAGGAGATAGATGAGGCCATCCTGGGGGAATCCGAGCCGGCAGCGCCGTTGAGTTGATCGCCGCTGCTGCCAACGCCGGGGTGGACCCTCTCGCCATCGCTCGGGCGAGCGGGGAGGAGCTTGTCTTGCTCCGCGCCGTCGCCGAGCGCGCCATCAAGTGGGCGGGCGAGCGGGACGAGGCGTTGGCGCATCGGATTGTCGGCACCCTCAGTAAGGCGATCAAGAAGTAATGGCCCCCGAGCGGATCGAGGTCTGGCTGCGGATGCGCGATGCGCGCCGCTTCCAAAGTGACGCCAAGGGCTCCGCATCCGCCCTCCGCTCGATCAGCAGCGCGGCGGGCTCCCGAGTGTGGGGACGGTTCAACACCGGACTCCAGGGAGCCCGCCAGCAGCTGGCTGGCATCGGAACCGCTACCAAGGTCGCTGGCGCCGGATTCGTCGCCATGGGCGCCGTGTCCGGGAAGATGGGCCTCAACTTCAACGCCACGATGGAGTCGAACACCGTGGCCTTCACGAACTTCCTGGGCTCCACCAAGAGGGCGACGGTGTTCTTGGATGACCTGTACCAGATGGCCGCCAAGACGCCGTTCGAGTTCCCCGAGCTAGCCGGAGCCGCGCGCAAGTTCCTGGCCTTCGGCTTCACGGCGGACGAGACCAAGAAGACACTCAACACGGTCGGTGACGCGGTCGCCGGGATCGGCGGCGGGACGGAGGAGATTCAGCGACTGGTCATGTCCCTCGGGCAGATCCAGGCGAAGGGCAAGCTCAGCACCGAGGAGCTTATGCAGATGGCCGAGCTAGGCATCCCCGCCTTCGGCATCCTGCGTAAGGAGTTCGACATGACCGGCAAGGAGCTTGAGAAGGCGCTCCGCACCGGCGCGATCGGAGCCGACAAGGGCATCGCCGCCCTCACCAAGGGGATGGACGAGCGGTTCAAGGGCTCGTCCGCCGCCCAGGCCAAGACCTTCCAGGGTCAGTGGTCCACGATCAAGGACAACTTCAACAAGTTCATGGGCGACGTTACCAAGCCGCTCTTCAACATCCTCAAGAGCGACGTGTTCCCGTTCCTCAACCAGATGATCCAGGGCGCCCTCCCGCTGTTCGAGGACCTGATGAACGCTCTCAAGCCTATGGCTCCCTTCATCGAGAACGTCGTGCTACCCCTCCTCAAGGGCTTCGCCATCGGGATCGGTTCCATGCTCGTCGGCGCGATCAAGATTGCCATCTTCGGGATCGGCATACTCGCCAAGGCGCTCGGCTTCATCGGCGAGTTCCTTGCGCCGCTCAAGCCCGCCTTCGAGGTCATCGGCTACCTGCTCTCATTCTTCTTCGGCGGCGCGATCATCAAGGCTGTGATCAAGGGAGTCGCCGGATTCGTCGCGCTCCTCCGCGTCCTCGCTCGGCCACTCTCGATCGCCGGACAGACGATGGGGACGCTCGGCAAATACTTCGGGATGCTCCCCGGACCCGTTCAGGCGGTCGCCAAGATCATCATGTTCGTCGCGGGCGGGCCGTTCCTGTTCCTGATCCGCAACGCCACCAAGCTCGGGTTCCTGCTCCGAGGACTCTCGTTCATCGGGCGGACGGTCGGGCGCGTGTTCCAGTTCGTCACTCGCATCTATGCCGGTGTCGGGCAGGCTGTGCTGAGAGTCGGCGCGATGATCGGCGGGAAGCTCATGCCGGTGCTCCGGCTCCTCCCGGCGCCGTTCCAGCGAGCGGGCGCCATCGCGGGGAAGGTCTGGGAGGTCATCAAGAAGGGCGCCGTGGGCGTCGTGCTCGCCATCGCCGGGATGCCGGCCAAGATCAAGAACGCAGCCAGCGGGATGTTCGACGGGATCAAAGAGGCGTTCCGCTCGGCGATCAACTTCGTCATCGGCGCCTGGAACAATCTCGGCTTCCACGTCAAGGGACCGGGACCGCTCCCCGACATCAACATCGACACGCCCAACATCCCGCTCCTCGGGATGGGAGGCACCATCACGCGCAGCGGTCCGACGATCATGAACGAGTTCGGGCCGGAGCTACTCAACTTGCCGACCGGCGCGAAGGTGACGCCGCTCGTCAGCCCTCCCGGACCGATCGACTTGAGCGAGATGTCGCGCGGAGGCGGCGGCGGCAAGAAGGTCATCCAGCTGGTCGTCGGGCGCCGCGTCCTCGCCGACGCCGTGATTGACGACTTCGAGGATCGGAAGGCACTGACATGAGCCCGGTTATCGCCGGTCAGGTTGAGTTCGTCTGCGAGGACCCGCCGCTGTCGAGCGCCGGTTGGATCGGCGACGGACCCATCACGCCGAGCGGCGGCTACGGCGGCTGGACAGAGGTCGATCGACCCAAGCGCATCTCGATCACCGAGTGGGCGGGCTCGAAGGGCTACAAGCTGTCGATCCCGGTCCTGTTCGACGGCTTCGCCTCGGGCACGACCGTTGAGCCGCAAATCGCCGCGCTCGAACGGATGGCGCGCCAGCAGGGCGGGAACGAGGAGCCGCCCGTGGTCCACGTGGTGACGGTCGGCTCGCGCCCTCGGACGCCGAGCGTGGACTGGGTCATCGCCGACATCGCCTGGGGTGACGCGATCTACAACGCAGCCGGACTCCGCACGCGGCAGATCGCCACCGTGGAGGTCTGGCAGTACATCGGCGACGAGACGATCATCACGCTCGCCCGGAAGCGCCGCAAGAAAAAGGGCAAGGGCGGCAAGAAGGGCTCGGGCAAGAAGGGCGCCGCGAACAAGACCTACAAGGTGAAGGCGGGCGACACCCTCTCCGAGATTGCCGCACGCGAGCTTGGGTCAGCGAAGCGCTGGCGCGAGATCGCAAAGCTCAACAACATCCGCGACCCGCGTAACATCCGCAAGGGTCAAGAACTGAGGATGCCTTGAGTCCGGCTGCTGACGTCCTCCTCCCGCCGAAGGGCGCGAAGCGCGAGGACCTGAAGGTGCTCAAGCGGGGCGACCGGCTCACCGAGCTTGACACGTCGGTCGAGGAGTTGAAGCTGGACGGCGTTCGAGTCCGCGCGGAAGTCTCCGAGGCGATCGTGGACGGCGAGTTGACGTTCACCTGCACCGGCGCGTCGAGCCTGTTCCTGGTCATCCACGACGAGGGCCGGAAGCTCCGCAAGTCCGGCATCTGGGCGAAGGCGGTCCAGCTGGAGTTGAGCCCGAGGTCGAAGTGGCGCCTGGTCGCCATCTCGAAGGGAGGCGACGACTACACCGTCACCTTCATCCCCGAGGCGGTCTGGCAGCTGATGCAGAAGGACAAGCCCAAGAAGGCGTACCGTGATCAGGTCACGCGCGCCGAGTTCGGGCTAGCCCTCGTCCGCGAGATCAAGAAGCCCAAGATCAAGTACGTCTCCCCGGACCTTCACAAGGAACAGCCGATCAAGGGAGAGGGCAAGGGCAAGGCTCGGCGCGAGGCTGACAAGGACAAGAAGGATGCGGGCCGCAAGAAGGGCGTGCCCAACTCCAAGAAGCTCATGATCCGGGATCACCAGGGCAACGTGGTCCCGATGAACAACGTCCAGAAGCACAACGCGAGCGTCGTGCTCGACCAGTGTATGGAGGACGGAGCGCCGGAGGCCGCGCAGGTCGCCGTCATCGCCGCGACGATCAACGAGACGCTGATCCAGAACATCACCGATCAAGCGGTCACCGATCTCGACTCCATCGGCATCCTCCAGCTGCGGATCGGCTTCCACGGGCTCGCCAACGCGCGCTCGATCTCCAAGTCCACGCATCTGTTCCTCACCAAGAAGGGCGGATTCACCGGCGCCTCTCCGGGCAACGCGATCGACATGGCTCGGCGCGGCTCGGCTCCGGCTGTGATCGCGGGCTCGGTGATGAACAACATCGGGACCTACATGTACGGTCCCTACGTCCCCTATGCGCAGAAGATCGTCGCCGCCTACCACGGCGGCTCGATCGAGTCTGGCAGTGGAGGCGGTGGCGAGCGCAAGCGCTACGCCTTCCGCCGAGGGGACGCTGGGAGTAGGGAGAACAGCTGGGACTGCCTCGGGAGAATGGCAGAGGAGGTCCGCTGGCGCCGCTTCGAGTTCCTCAACACGATCTACTTCCTGAGCGACGGTCAGCTGATGCGCTCGACGCCGCGCGCCGTGATCTCCGAGGACGCGCCCGGAGTCAACTGGATCGACTGGGAGTGGAACACCGGCAAGCGGGTCGCCACGTGCGTCGTGAACTGCCGGATCGAGCGCTGGGAGGTCCCGCCCGGAGCCATCGTGGAGATCGAGGACGAGGGCGAGCCGATCGACGGGCGTTGGCTCGTCGGCGAGGTCCAGCGCAACCTGTTCCGCCGCGAGGCGACGATCACCCTCCGGCGCCGTCAGCCGGTCCTCCCCGAGCCGTTGGCCGAACTCAAGAATGAGAGCGGCGGTTCACGCCACCCGAACGATGACACGGGCGGCGGCGACGGCGGCGTGTACGATCTCGTCTATGACGAGGCGGTCCGCATCTCGAACATGAACATCCCGTACCTGTACGGCGGCGGGCACGGCGGCGAGGGAGCGACGTCACGCGGCATCGACTGCTCCGGCTACGTTGGCCTGTGCCTGCTCGCCGCGAAGATCGGGAACGTGGCGCACTCCTCCCAGTACATGTCTTGGGGCGAGCCCGGACCGGGGAAGCACTTCACCGTCTGCTCGAACGAGGGGCACGTGTTCATGGAGTTCTACGGGCGCGAGCACAAGCGCGCCGACACAGGCGGCGGACCGCCTTCCGGCCCGCACGTCCGCTCGACTCACCGCGACCACTCGGGCTTCACCGAGAGACACTGGCCAGGTCACTGATGCCTTCCGACGAGTTCTTCACCGAGACGCCGCCGCGCTTCGCCGTCCTCGAAGGCCGGGTCATGGCCAACGTCGAGGCGGAAGATGAGCGGCTGCGCGTCAAGGTCGGTGACCAGGAGTTCGAGTGCCTGTGGATGGCTCAGACTCAACTGGTTGAGGAGGAGGTTCAGGTGATGTGGCCCAGCCAGGATGACAAGGCACTGATCATCGAGACGGAGGAGGACCACTGGGTGGTCTGCTGGACGCGATATGCCTAGCCCGACGACACCTCACCTTGACTTCCCGCTGCGCTTCGACGGCGGCCAGCCCGTGTACGTCGAGCAGGGGAGCGACGACGACATCTTGGCGTGCGTCCACTGCATCGTGACGACGCCGCGCGGCTCGCTCCCGGACGCGCCGACCTTCGGCATCACGCCGCCCGAGTTCGCCGAGGTACACCTGGTGGACATGGACCGGCTTCGAGAGGAGATCATCGAGTGGGAGCCTCGCGCCGACCTTCTCATGTCCCAGCAACCTGACCTTATGAACCGCATCGCCAACATAGCGATCGGAGTGGGAGGACCGCATGGCTGATTTTGTCGCCTTTCCGATCGAGCAAGACCCTGAGGAGCTAATCGAGCAGGTGTACGACTGGATTGAGGCTCACTTCCCCGAGTGGGAGCCTCAGGACAGCGAACTGCTCGTGCGACTCATCGAGGCCGCGTGCCAGGTCGCCGCCGAGACGCGCGAGGTAGCGAGCGACGTCACCGAGGCAATCTTCAGGAGCTTCGGCGCGTCCATCATGGGCATCATGCCGGTGAGCGAGGCGTATGCGACGGGCAACGCGACGATCGAGACGGAGGACGACGCGGGCTACATCGTGGAGCAGGGGACGCGCTTCACGATGGGCATCCCCGGAACCGTCCAGACAGCGATCTTCGAGCTTGCGACCGACATCACGATCCCTGCGGGCTCGACTTCGACCGTTGCCGGCGCGGCGGTCCTCGTGAGCGCCGAGCCCGGAGCCCAGTACAACGGACTGAGCGACCCGGAACTGCTCGACACCGACGCGGGCTTCATCTCGAACACCACCCTGATCGCAGACACGGCGGGCGGCACCGACGCGGAGGAGGACGAGGACTATCTCAACCGGCTCCGCGAGGAGTTGACGCTGCTCACGCCCACGCCGATCCTCCCGAATGACTTTGCGGTCCTCGCGCGTCGCATCCCGCCGATCGTCCGCACGGTCGCCATCGACGGCTATGACCCCGTTGCCGAGACGGAGGACAATGAGAAGATGGTGACGGTCGCCGCCGCCGACGAGGCGGGCGAGGTAGTAGGAGCGCCCGCGCTCGCGGCTGCCAAGGCGTACCTTGAGAGCCTCCGTGAACTGAACTTCGTCGTCCACGTCATCGACTTCGAGTACACGGAGATCGCTGCTACATATGTAGGGACGGCGGCACCGGGTGCCGACCCGGCGACGGTCGAGGCGGCTGTGGACGCGGCCCTGGCCGAGTTCCTGTCACCGGCGAACTTCGACCCGGACGTGGACAACAAGATTCGCTACCTGGAGGTTGCGACGCTCATCAACAACGTTGCGGGCTTCGGACACCTGACATCCCTCACGATCGGCGTCGAAGGCGGCGCCCTCGCGGCGGTGGACGTCACAATGGACGGTGTGGCGGCGCTCCCGTCAGCCGGGACGATCACGAGCACGGTCACATAAGGAGACGACCATGGCCACTGTATTCCCTGAAGAGATCCAGCCGTTTGACGAGGCGATCGACAACGAGTTGTTCCAGGTCGATCTTCACCCGGCGCTCCACACCAAGATCGGTGACACCCTCGTCGCCATCCAGGAGAAGATCGGCGCCGACGCCTTCCCCGGCGAGACGCTGAAGGACAAGATCGCCGAAGCGCTCGCGGGGATCGGCGGCGGCGCAGGCGGGATGTTCATCACCGCCGACATCGATGACGCCGCCGACCCTGACGAGCAGATCGAGACGCTGCGAGACATCGTGGACGGGCTCGCCGCCGAGGCCATCGCAACGATCTTCGTCCCTCGGGGTGACTACTCGTTCGATGTCGAGGCGGTCGGCGGGATCGACGTGGAGGACCGCAAGATCACGTTCGCCGGAGTCGAGGGCGCGACGACCATCACCATCTCGAATGACCCGCTGATCGGCGACACCTACTTGTTCAAGGTCGGCGACGGCGGCTCGGTGATCCTCAAGGACCTGGTCATCAACGGACCGGCGAACATCGGGGTGCCGGGAATCTTCGACGTCATCTACGCGGACGGCGACACCGGCTACATGCGAGCCGAGCACTGCGTGTTCAACAAGGCGCAGTCGATGCTCCGCGTCTCGTCGGCGGGCAACTGGCTCGGGAACGTCGAGGCGTACTGGTGCGAGTTCATCGGCTACGCGACCGGCGATGAGCAGGAGTTCTGTACGCCGGTCATGCTCAACTCGGACGGGACCGGCGGTGAGAAGCTCTGCCGCGTGATGTTCTGTACCTTCCGCGACTTCGGCCAGAGCGCGGACAACCACTTCCACGGCCTGTACATCTACACCGACTGGTGCTTCGAGATCGCGTTCAACCGCTTCCTGTCGAGCGTCGGGACCGGGTACTGCTGTCACATCTACGACGAGGGCACAACCGACGCCGACGCCGGCAAGCACCAGAAGATCGTCGGCAACTACTTCGGCCCTGACCTCACGGTCGGCTGCGTGGTCGCGGCTCGCGGCGCGATCCCGTTGATTCAGGCCAACACCTTCGCGGCCGACACCATCTGGATCGGCTTCGATGACGGCGGCGGCGCGGACATCCTCGACAACGACTTCTGCGGAGAGGGCGCCACCACCGGGATCGAGCCCCAGAGCGACGGCGGGACAAAGGGCGTGCGGATCGGTCGCAACTTGTTCCGAGGATTCAAGACGAGGTTCATCTGGGGCGGGCTCGGCGAGTGGGACATCTACGACAACGTGTTCAAGCCCAACGCGGCGATCACCAACGCCATCCGCATCGAGGACAACGGCGTGTACAAGCTCCGAGGGAACAAGTACCTCGGGACGGCGACGGAGTGGGTGTACGTCCCCGCCGCTGTCGGAGCCGCCGATGTCACGTGCGAGGGCGAGCGCTTCCGCTCGACGGCGGGCGCCTGCCTCCGCAACGCGGACGCCACGGCGATCTGGCGGGTGATCGGCTGCGAGTTCAACCAGGTCGCCGGAGCGAGCTTCACGCAGACGGCGGCACCCGCCACGTACCTCTCCCGAGGCAACTACGGGACCAACGCGCTCGTTGAGACGCGCGGGCTCGGGATCATCGACGCGGGCTCGACGGCGGCGACGGCTCGCCCGGTCGGCGAGTTCGCGCAGTACATCTGGCTCTGTACCGTGGAGCCTACGAACCTCGCTAACGGCGACATCTGGGTCAACACCGCCTGATGGCCGTCGCACGAACAGGCACGAGTCGGTTCGCCGCCGCGAGCGGGACCACCGCGAGCGTCACGCGACCCGCTGGCGCGGGCTCGGGCGGCGGGAACATCCTCGTGGTCCACATCGCCGTCGAGGTCGCCACGATCATCGCCGCACCGGCAGGAGCCGGGTGGAACACGATCTACAACGTCACGAACGGCGCCCGCCGCTATGCCGCCTTCTGGCGGTTCGATGACGGCGCAGCGGGTCCGTGGGTCTTCACCTACGGCGGCACCAATACCTTCCGCTGGTGGAGATGCGTCGCCCTCTCGGGCGCGGACCCCACGACGCCGATCCTGACGAGCGGCAACCAGAACGCAGTCGCGTCGAGCGCCAACTGCGTCGCGCCGCAGATCACGCCGACGAACCCCGACTGCTTCATGCTCGGGTTCTTCAGCCCGGACGGGCCGTGCGCCTCGTGGACCGCTCCGGCTGGGATGACCGCCTTCGACAATATCGCCAACTCGGTGTTCGCGGCGGATCAGCTGCTCAGCGGAGGCGCTGGGACTCCCTACGGGCCGAAGACAGGCGTGCTCGGGACGGCTCAGATCAACAACGGCTCCGTCATCGCCATCCAGCCGCCCGTACCCGCAGGCGCCGTCCCCTCCGTCAAGATGAAGCTCGCCGGAGCGGTCGTGACCAAGCCGGTCAAGGTGAAGATCGGCGGAACCGTACAGACGCCGGACGCGCTACAAGTCAAGGTCGGCGGAACCCTACAGGACATCATATGACCCCAGGCGGCTTCGGATCAGGCACGTTCGGCTCAGGCACCTTCGGCGACCCGCTCGCCGATACCGCGCCAGGGCCGTTCGATGACGCAACCCCTCTCCAGAACGAGTTGTACAACCGGCTCAAGCCGTACCACCCGGACGACGTGGAGCAGAACTACGTCCTGTTCAAGCTCTGCGGCGCTCTCATGCAGCCGTTCGAGTTCGTGGACGAGCTTGCGCGACAGCCGGACTACTCCGTGCTGCTCAATCTCGACACCGTGTCGCTCGACGCGCTCCTGTACCTCGCTCAGTTCATCGGGATCGTCTCTCCTCCGCGCCTCCTCGATGAGACGGACGAGGACTACCACGCTCGGGTCAAGAGCCTCGTGGAGGCTCGCGTCGGCTTCGAGCGAGGGCGCCCCGCCGCGATGATCGCGGCTGCCAAGCTGTTCCTCACCGGGACCAAGAGCGTCATCATCACAGAGCGCGTCGGCGGCAACGCCTGGCAAGCGGCTGCGGCGACGATCGACGCCGAGACGCCGGACGCGAATGCCGTGGACCGGGCGCTCAGGTCGCAGAAGCCTGCCGGGATCATCCTGGACTACCTCGATGTGGAGCACGTGACCTACGCCGAGCTTGCCGCCGCCTACGCGACCTATGGCGACCTGGAGGCCACCAGCCAGACCTACGAACAGATCAAGGAGTCCTAGATGGCCACGACTACCAAGCACCAAATCCCGTACCCCGCCGACGTGGATGACGTCGATGTCCCCGCCGACATCCAGGCCGCCGCCGAGGTCGTGGACGCCAAGATGTCGGTCTGGACGGAGGGTGCTCTGGCCGATCGACCGGCTGCCTCAAAGTCCGGGCGCTGGTACCGCAGGACGGACGGCGCGGCGGTCTACGTCGATGACGGGGACGAGTGGCTCAGCGTCATCCTCGAAGGCGACGCACGCCTGGCCAACCAGCGGACGCCGACTGACGCGAGCGTCACCAACGCCAAGATCGTTGACGACGCGGGCATCGCCCTCTCGAAGCTCGCGGCGGGGACGCTCGTGTACCTGACCTCGGGTATCTCGACCAACCAGACGCCGGTCAACGACAACTCGCAGGTCACGTACATCAGCCTGGGAGCCGCAACGATGCCCTTCGACGGGACGATGATCGCCATCGCCGATCAGCATGGCGTCGATACGCGCGGTGGCGCGGGCTCGGCGTTCGGCTACACGCAGATCGGCGGCACCGGCGCGTCCGTCCCGATCGACATCACGGGCGGCAAGGACTGCAGCTTCCACCTGATCCAAGGGCTCGCGCTCAACGAGGGTGACGCGGCATCCTGTCACTTCGGAGTCAGCATCGGAAACTCGCCGGTGCGTTGGCAGCCGCGAGGAGTCGCCCGACTGATCGTGATCGCCGTCAAGGGGTAGCGTGAACGGGCATAGCCGACAGCGCGAGCGGGACGAGTTGAGCGCTGGGATCGTCCTAGCGATCTGCGCCCTGGTCACGGTAATCGCCGCCAACGCGGTCGGCGTGTACGTTGCCTCAGCGGTCCTCCTGATCGCCTCGATATGGATACTCCTCCGCTGAGCATGCAACACATACGGACCATCGTCGCGCTGGTCGCCTTCGCCGTCTGGACTGCGTTGTATCTCCGGGCATTCTTCGACCCGGAGTTCAAGGCGCCTCCCGAGGTCATCCCGGTCGTGCTAATCGCGGTCGGCTTCCTACTCGGCTCGAAGGTCATCTCAATCGGAGGAGGCGGAAAGGACAAAGCAAATGGAGACGGATAAGCGAGACATTCGACAGGTGGCTAAGGAGGAGCCGCAGCTGCTCACCCACGACGAGTTCAACCAGCTCAAGGGGATCATGATCGCTTTCATCGTGATCCTTACGGTCGGGCTCGCGGTCGGCGGCTACACGATCGTCACGTGGATCGACCGGGTAGAGAAACTGGAGGCCAAGGACACGGCGAGCTTGCGCACGGCGGCGTTCAGAATCTGCGCGAGGGATCAGCTGGACCGCGCCGAGATCCACGCCGCCTACGCGACACCGATCATCATCCCGCAGAGCGCCGATCCGATCGTCATTCAGCTACTGTCGTCCGCCGAGGCGCAACGCAAGGTGAGCCTCCGGCGAGTGCGCGCCAACCTCCCGATTCTCGACTGCAAGCCGAACCTCGAAGGCAACCCCGCCGACCCGCTCGGGCCGAAGGGGCAGCGCTCGTTCGTCGCCAAGTACCTTCAAGGGCTCCTGGACCCTACGCCGGGAGACGATCAACTGGACCCGGAGGCGCGGCGCCGAGACGACCGGATCGAGCGTCAACTGGACCGGCTGAGCGACCCGCCGCCGCGCAAGCTCGCCTCCCCACGCGCGCAGGTCGCCCCGGACCCTACCCAGGGTAGACCCCAGCCCGGTACGGGGCAGCCGCAGAGGCCCAGGGAGGCACCCAGAGGCAATGGGGACGGAGGAGGCGGCGACGGCGGCGGCGACGGGAACGGCGGTGGCGGCGGGGACCCGAGCCCGACGCCGACGACGCCAACCACCCCGCCGACGCCGACCACGCCGGAGCTACCGCCCGTGCCGGTCCCCGAGACTCCTGATCCCGGTCAAGGGCTCCTACCAGACGTGATCGAGGGAGTCTGCAACAACCTGCCGCTACCGATCATCTGTACAGGAGGAGGTTGATCATGGGCCGTTGGCTACTCGCAATCGGCATCGTCCTCGGGCTCGGCGCCTTCGGTGTCGTCGCCGGGACCACGCTCACTACGGCGGACAAAGCCGATGACAATGCCGCAACCGCCCGCGAGCTTGCTGAGACGGTCCGCCAAGCCGCAATCACCGGGTGCGAGCGCGGCAACGTAGTCCGCGCCCTCGAACGGATCGACTCACGTCAGCGCGAGGACAAAGCAGCCGAGCGCGAGCGGTCGATCAGGCTGTACGCGATTCTCGACTGCGTGCTGACGGTTGATCGTCCCGCCGAGCGCGGTGTCCGGCTCCCTCACCCCGAGGAGATCAAGTACATCAGGATCGTCGCGGCGATCCCTCCCCGGCTCCCGGTGGTCGAGGACCGGCGCGTGGTCGGCACCAAGCCACCCGTCCCGATCCCCTAGCAGTTCCTGGTTGTGCTCCGGTTCATCTGGTAGTATGGTTCGCCGAAGCGACGGAGGGAATGGCCCTCCGCGAGACACCGGAGGTAGCTGAAATGCCCGCACAGACCAAGACCGCCCCGAAGCGCCCGAGCGCCACGGCCATCGCCAAGCTGCGCAAGCAGGGCAAGACGTGGAACGAGGTCCGCGAGGCGCTGGGCGTCAAGCTCGGCTCGGGACCGATGACCGCGATCATGGCGGAGGCCGGTCTCAACGCCGGAGGCGTCAAGCCCGGCGAGACCACCAAGGCGATCGTCCGCAACGGCTCCGGCCCGAAGCCCGCCGCCAAGAAGGCGTCGAGCGCGAAGGCCAAGGGCACCACGTCCACGTCGAAGGCCGGCAAGGCCAAGCGCACGGTCCGCGTCAAGACCGCTTCGGACCCTCAGTAAGCGGAGCCCAGCATCGCTCGGGAAGCAAGCGAGCGCGGGAGGCGGAAGGACTCGCCACCGCGCTCGCTCTGTTGTTCGATGAGCACACGCTCCCCGAGGACCGCGCGGCTCTGATAGAAGGCAAGCGGATGGAGACGATGAGCAAGGTACGGATCGGCGAGGGGAAGTACACCATCCTCGAAGACACGCACCGCGTCACGCACTTCCGCCGCTACCTCCCCGCTGGCGCTCCGGGCGGGAACCGACAGAAGCCGTTGATCCAATTCATCGCCGCCGAGGGCGGCTGCCGCACCGTCGCCGAAGGCGACATCGTAGGGATCAAGTAGCCAGCCGCCCGCCCCGCCGTTCACGAGGGAGTTGAACGGCGGGGCATCTGGCGTTATGATCGACCCGATGAGTTCAACCACCAGAGGAGCCGGTATGCCCCGCAACGAGTACCCCACCACCCCGCCGCCCGCGAGCGAAGGCGGACCGCCCGCCACCGAGCGGCAGCTGTCCTACCTCGCCGATCTGCTGAAGCAGCGGCAGGTCCCCGACGCCGCCCGCGAGGCGATGAACGCTCGGATCGCCTCGGGCGACATCAGCAAGTTCCGCGCCTCGGACTTCATCACGCGGCTCAAGGCGCAGCCCCACCGCGTCGATGAGCCGACCCGAGTGCTCGACGCGAAGCTGCGCCAGGGTCCGGGCGAGTGGCCCGAGGTCCCCGAGGGCCGTTACGCGATCGAGCGCGACGGCGTGCTGAAGTTCTACAAGGTCGATCGCCCCGACAAGGGCCGGTGGGAGGGCTTCACGTTCCTCAAGAGCCTCCGAGGCGGACCGCACGGCGAGCCCGCCGAGGGAGCGATCAAGCGCCCGGACCTGAAGCGCTCGATCCTGGAGCAGATCGCCGAGGACCCGAAGGCGGCGACGATGCGCTACGGCGTCGAGCTAGGCGAGTGCGGCGTGTGCGGACGGACGCTCACGGACGAGACAAGTCGCGCGGTCGGCATCGGGCCGGTCTGTCGCGGCGAGCGTGGCTGGTAACACGAGACCAACGAGGAGGATGAACGAGATGAACGAGGACCGGAACGCGAAGATGCTGGAGCGGGTGCGAGCGCTCCTAGCGAAGGCCGACAGCACGAACTTCCCCGAGGAGGCTGAGACCTTCCGGGCGAAGGCGGACGAGTTGATGACCGCCTACGCGATCGAGCAGTGGCAGGTCGATCAGGCCCAGGACGGCGTCACGGCCCGCCCGAAGCCGGAGGCGCGCTACGTCGATATCAATTGGTGGTGGGGGCACTCGCGCGGCGACGAGCTTTGGGGCTTGTTCACCGCGTGCGCGCGGCACTGCCGCTGCGTCGTCGCGTACCGGGGCCAGGGCTCCGGTCCGGGCGGCTACTCGCAGATGCCGCTGATCGGGCTCCCGAGTGACCTGGACTACTTCGACCTGATGTTCACGAGCCTCATGCTCCAGATGGGGCGCGAGCTTGAGCGTCAGCCGACCGCCGACAAGACGCTCGCGGAGAACGTCTACGACATGCGGATGGCCGGGATGAACTGGGAGCGGATCACCAAGCTCCTCTGGGAGGCCGGGATGGTCAAGCCGTCGCGCGGCGAGCACATGAGCCGGGACGGCGAGACGATCGAGGCGGCCACGCCGTTCGACCGGCTCCCCGAGGCGTACTGGAAGGTGATCAAGAACCGGCTCGCCCAGCTGAACCGGAAGCACGCGAGAGACAACGGGCTGGAGCGCAACTACGTTCACCCCGGCGTGTTCCAGCGCTCCTACGCGATGGGCTTCGTCTCGGAGGTCCGCAAGCGGATGCGCCAGCTGCGCGCTCGCGCCGAGGGCACCGGCGACAACCCCGCCGCGCTCGCGCTCCGGGACATCCGCCAGGTCGCCGACGACATGTACCAGGAGATGTTTCCGCCGCCCGAGGATGACGGCAAGAAGTCGAAGGGCGGCGGCGCCGTCTCCCGCGAGCTTGCGACCGACATGTCCGCCTACTACGCCGGGAGCGCAGCGGGCGCCCGCGCGGACCTGGGCACGTCCCCGAGCCGTCGCGTGGGAGCGCGCCGGGAGATCGAAAGGGGTTAGAGTCTCCCCACCGTCTCCCCAGCCCTCCGCGCCGGTCCGCGAGAGGGCTGGGGTACGGTCCACCCGCCCGAAGTGTACAACCAGAGGACCAACGAGAGGATGAGCACGAGATGAACAAGAGACACCAGGAAGCGCTCGGGAAGATCGGCATCACGATCGAGCGCTACTACGTAGGCAGCTGGCCGCCCGTCTGGGGCATCGCCCTCGTGAAGGACGAGCGCGAGGTTGCTGTGATCGAGACGCACGGACTGAACTGCGACTCGGCGAGCTTCCGCAGCAAGTACGTGTTGCGGTTCGAGCGAGCTAAGGAGGGCACCGAGGTTCGGGAGGCGGACGGCTTCACGCACCGCCCGACGATCCTGGCGCCCGAGCTAGCCATCTGCCGGACGCAGCGGGAAGCCGTGGCGGTCTACATCGACCGCTACTACGCTCGTCCGCACGTGGAGCTAGTTCGATGACGCCGGTGCGACGGCGCCTCTCGACGCCGGACCCGCAGCCGCGCCCGTACCCGAACGCGGAGCTAACCGCCGCATTCAGGATCGTCCGAGGCTACATCAAGGCTCGCTTCGACGGCCAGTGGCCGGACAAGCGGTCGGCGACGGACATCATGGGCAATCGAATCAACTGCCACCGACCGGGGAGCGATCCCGAGCGGTGGCCCGCCGAGGTCGTGTGGGAGTCGCGTCAGTGGGTTGAGATGATCGAGGTCGATGAGATCAGCGGGCTCCTTCAGGACGCCAACCTACCGTTCGAGCCCGAGTACGGGACGAGCGTGTCAATCAACCTCGTGACGTTCTGATGCCGAGAGAGTCGGCACTTCAGACCAGGATGGAGGAGGTCATGCCTCCTCCCTCCGCGCTCCCGGCATTCGCCGTCGAGCGGTTCGAGTTCGAGGGCGCCGAGGAGGGCGCCATGTTGAAGGTGACGTGCCCGCGTAAGCGGTGTGGCCGGAGCTTCTGGGCTTCGGTCGGATGGAAGCGCCCGCACAAGGTGAACGGGCGGACCTACGAAACAGCCTCCTGCCCGTGGTGCTTCGGGACCGCCCGGATACCCGGCAGGAGGGTCAAGAGGAGGATGAGCAAATGAGTGACCTCAAGACAACGCTCGCCAAGGGCGTGAAGGCTCGCATCCGCGAAGCTCGGATCGAGATCAGGGCGCTGGAACGAGAGATCGAGGAGGCTGAGCGCTACCTCGACACGATCCAGCCGAGGACCCGGCCAAGCTCGAACGGTGACGCGCCGGAGCGGCGAGGTACGCGCGCCGGAGCGTCCAACCGGAGTGACGAGGAGGTCCTGGCGGACCCGTACCCAAGGGAGGGCTCGGGCTCCTACACCGCGTGGCAGACGATGCGCGACTGGATCCAGAAGGGCGAGGCGCCGGAGTCCTTCAGGTTCGGCGACCTCAAGGAGCCGCAGCACTTCGGCTCCCGGTTCAGCGACACGCTCCTCTGGAAGGCGATCACGTCCTGCCGCAAGGAGGGCTTGCTGGACAGAGGCCGGAACGGTCGGGCGGGCTACGTGTACCGTCCGCGAGGCGAGCACTACGCCGCGACGATCGTTGCGGGTGAGGGCGTGAGGGAGGCCGCATGAAGCGCCGGAAGCCCGACAAACCGAGCTTCATGGAGCGCGTGGAGACCACGAACGCTCGCCGCAAGGAGGAGGCCAAGCAGCATCTCGGCGTCCTCGGCAAGGCGCTCCGCGACGGCTTCCGCGAAGGGAGCGGGCGCCGGTAACACTTGCCTCGGGCGCTGAGCCCACCGGCGTCTCCCTCGCCGGACCCGAGGTAGGGAGGGGTGGCGGTCTTCAACCGGCTGGCCGCCGCCCCTCCCACTTGTACGTTCGTTCATTAGCCCTTATGATCGTCTAGATGAGTTCAACCGACCCAAGAGGAGCTACCATGAAGGTGACGATCTGCGGCCCCAACCTGAACGACCAGAGCAAGGGTACGTTCCACGTCCACGCCGAGGGTTGCGCGGACCTGAAGCGCAACGCCCAGCGTGAGCCGGAGTACCGGCACGGCTGGACGATCGAGGCCGCGTCCCGCGACGAGGTTGGCGACGAGATTTACGCCGACCACATCGCCGAGGGCTCGATGCGCCCCGGCGAAGGCGCCGACGACTGCCACTTCTTCCCCTGCTGCGACGGGCTCGCGTGAGCCGTCGCGTCAACCTCCCCGCAACCCGAGTCGCCCGCCACGCGCGGGCGCTCGGCGTTGAGGTGGCCAAGGTCCCCGGCCACCCCAGCGCGCGCGAGTTCCAGAGCGGGCTCCGCGTCATCAGATACCGGCCCAAGGGCAAGGGGACCTTCCGCGTTGAGAGCTTCGAGGGCTCCGAGCTTGAGGCGGATGTCGTCGTGTCGGAGGACCGGCTGTGTGGTCTCCTCTTGTGGGCGGCGGCATCTGACGGTATGGTCGAATAATGATCTTCGCCGAACTCAGCGAGCGCCAGGACCGGATTGACGTTCACTTCCCCTACGATCCGATCGCAGTCGCCAAGATCAAGCTCGTCGCCGGACGCCGCTTCATCGGCAAGGACAAGGGCGGTCCCTTCTGGCGCTGCCCGCTCGATCTAGAGACGGCGCGCGAGCTTCGGCGGCACTTCCCCGATCTGGTCCTCGGTGACGGGCTCCGCGCCTGGGGCCGGGATCAGGTCCAGCGCGAGCGCAACCTAGCCTCGCTCGCCGTCGCCGAGGACGCCGAGTTGACGCGCGCTCCGGCGCTCGTCCCCGAGCTTTGCGAGGTCATCGACGGCAAGCCCCAGACGTGGCTCGGGCTCCCGCCGCTCCCGAACGGCGAGCCCCACCCGCTGATGCGCGACCGCAGCCCGCGTCCGTACCAGCGCGCCGACATCGCCATGATGGCCCAGTGCAACCCGCTCAACGCGAATCAGCCGGGGACCGGCAAGACGCTGGAGTGGATCGGCGCCGTCGCCGAGACGCCGGAGGTCGAGTGGAACGGCTCTCACCTGATCATCAACCTCGTCACGGCCCACTGGGACCCGTGGGTGGTCGAGTTGACCCGCTACACGGACCACCCGGTGCTCTGGGGCGACTCGCCCGAGGGACGCGCCGACGCGATCCGCGAGGCGAAGCGGATGGACGAGGCGGGCGAGCCCTTCTGGCTGGTCGTCGGCTACGATGACGTGCGTCTCTACCGCGACAAGGAGCAACCCAAGAAGATGATCGAAGGGAAGCTCCAGCACCCCTTCGCCGAGCGCCACCCCGATCTCTTCAAGATCGCCTGGGAGTCCGTTCTCATAGACGAGTTCCACAAGAGCGGCCTGCCCAACCAGAAGTCCCTGTTCGCCCGAGGAGCCGCGCGGCTCGACGCGGCGAAGCGCGGAGCGATGAGCGGGACGCCGATGGGTGGAAAGCCAAGGCGGCTGTTCCCGACGCTCCAGTGGCTCCAGCCGAGTGAATACACGAGCTTCTGGACCTGGGCTGAGAAGTGGCTCCACATCACGGAGAACGATCTGGGCTACAAGAGCGTCGGCGGGCTCCGAGGCGACGTGGTGGACGAGTTCTACCGCGCCCACGCGCGGATCATGGTGCGCCGGATGAAGCGCGAAGCCCTCCCCGGACTCCCCGAGGTTCAGTGGAACCTGGTCGAGTGCCCGATGACGCCGAAGCAGCGCGCCCAGTACAGCGAGTTCGCCAAGGAGGCCGAGCTTGCGATTGATGAGGGCCGGATCGCCGCGACCAACGTCCTCACCGAGTACACGCGCCTGAAGCAGTTCGCTAACTCGCGCCAGGAGCTTCGGGACGGCTCGCCCTACCCCACCACCGACTCCGGCAAGCTCCCGCTCCTCCTCGATCGCCTCGCCGAGCAGGGTGTTCGCGTCGAGGAGCCGGAGCCGCGCACGAGGGCCATCGTCGCGTCTGCCTCTCAGCTGTTCGTTGAGGTCGTGGAGGAGTACCTGGGCCAGGCCGGGATCGCCGCGAGGAGGCTCGATGGGACCGTCACCGGCGCCGACCGCAACGCCGTCATCGAGTGGTACAAGGACGGGACCGCCGAGGAGCCGCGAGTGATCGTGATGACGACCCAAACGGGCGGCGTCTCGCTCAACCTAGAGATCACCGGGAGCGTTCACATCCTCGATGAGACGTGGAACCCCGACGACCAAGAGCAGCTGATCGACCGGGGCGACCGGGGCGAGCGCACCACAGCCCTCGTCGTCTACACGTACCGGACGGCGGGGACGATCCAGGAGTACATCGCCGAGGTCGGCGAGGGCAAGAAGATCACCAACTCCTCGCTCCTCGATCTGCGCCAGCGCGGGCTCCGCTCGCTCGCCGCCTGACCCTCGCGCGCGTCCCGCCTACGCGGGCGACACGACCCGACGCGAGAGGAGGAGGGGTTAGGTTGAACCTCGCCTCCTCTCACGACTACGGGTGCCCCTCGCGCGCCTACGCGGGACGGACGCGCGAGCCCGGATGAGCGAAGGGCGCCCCGCCCGGAGCGCCCTTCACCAGCAACACGAGAGGATGAGTTCACCGTGTGGCGCGAGCGTTCTGGCCCGCACGGCGGGGACGATACCGGACGACCGGGCGGACCCGCCCGATGGGTTCCGGCTCGGGCTGGGAGCCCTGCGCCCTTCTTACGGAAGATGCGGGGTAAACGCGGCGAGGGCTCGGCGTCCGCCGATCGAGCCGGTAGGGTCGCCGACTCTCGCCGGTCCGCTCGACGGCTACAGCAACCATCAGAGGAGTTCCTACGGATGAGTTCACCACCCGCCCGTTCCAGCAGTGATGTCTAAGCGCCTAGTTCGAGGCTCAGAGCTAGGGAGCTTCAAGACCTGTCGATGGCGCTGGGCCTGGTCCTACCGGGACCGGCTCGAACCGCAGATGGCTACACCGGCGCTCCGCTTCGGCGATCTCGTTCACCGAGCGCTCGCGCCCTACTACAAGCCGGGGATCAAGCGCGGTCCCGACCCGGCTGAGACCTTCGTTCAGTTGTACCACGAGCAGGCGAAGGAACACGAGGACAAGGGCTTCAACGTCTACGTCGATGAGACGTGGGAGGACGCGCTTGAGCTAGGGATCGCCATGCTCAACGGCTACGTCGAGACGTACCAGGACGCGGACCAGGAGTGGAAGGTGCTCTCCAGCGAGCAGGTGTTCCAGGTCCCGCTCCGGCTCCCGGACGGTCGGCGCTTCAACTACGTAGGGACGCTCGACGGTGTCTGGGAGAACCGCTCGAACGGGATCATCATCTTCAAGGAGTACAAGACGGCGACGGCGATCAACACGGTCGGGCTCGCCATGGACGAGCAAGCCGGGAGGTACTGGTGCTATGGACCGCGCTGGCTCGCCAAGCAGGGCATCCTCCCCGAGGGCGCGACCATCGATCACATCCTCTACACGTTCCTTCGGAAGGCGCGACGGAACCCCGACAAGACCTATGACGAGCTAGGGCGGGTCCTCAACAAGGACGGCTCGATCAGCAAGACGCAACCCGCTCCCTACTTCCACCGCGAGCCGGTCTACAGGGACACCGAGGACCGGCGCATGCTTCACGAGCGCGTCCTGGCCGAGGTCCGCGACATCATGGAGTGTGAGGAGGACCCGAGCCGGGTGTACAAGAACCCCGGCCCGTTGTACATGCCGAATTGCGCTGGCTGTGCGTTCAAGGACCCGTGCGAGCTTCACGAGACGGGCAGCGACTTCAAGACGTACCTCCGCACGGAGTACGTCGAGTGGTCGCCCTACGCCGCACACGAGCTAGCCGAACGTCACTAGGAGGACTATGTCAGTCAACGGACCACCGCCCATTCGACCCGTCGCGGACGGACGCTCGAAGTGCGTCAAGATTCTCGTGTACGGACCGTGGGGCATCGGCAAGACGCCGCTCGCGGGGACGAGCCCGCGCGCGCTCATTCTCCGGGCGCCGACCGAGAACACCGACTCCATCAAGTCCGGCGACTCCAAGGAGTGGGTCATCAAGGACTGGGACGAGATGTGGGAGGCGTTCGAGTACCTGCGCCACGGCGGGCACGAGGAGTATGACTGGGTCTGGTTCGATTCGATCTCGCTCTGGCAGGACGTAGGGCTAGACGACCTGTGGCAGACGATCATCACTGAGAAGCCGCACCGCGCTCGCTTCGGGCTCGACAAGGGCGACTACTTCATCAACATGCAGCGCCTCTCGCGCTGGGTCCGGCATATGGCTGGGATGGCCGATGACGGGCTCTTCAACTTCGGGATCACGGCGCACCCGGCTGACCTCCCGATCGAGGACACCGAGGACGCCGATGAGAAGCTCATGCCCTACGTCCAGGGCAAGGGGATGGCCTCGAAGATATGCGGCTACATGCACATCGTCGCGTACATGACCAAGACCAAGAAGGGGACACCCGTGATCTACACGAGGGAGTCCGACGACTTTCACGCTCGTGATCAGATCGGCGCGCTGGACGACTCGGAGGGGAAGATGTTCAACCCCTCGATGCCGAAGATCATCGAAGCAATCGAGGCCGCTCGCCCGAAGGCGAAGCCGAAAAGGGCGCCCGCAAAGCGTCAGACCAAAGCGCGGGTCAAGCCGCGCGCGACTACCAGGAGGTAGCCAGCCGTGCCGAAGATCAAGTACAACGTCAAGGGCGTCGATCCCGAGACGGACTTCAAGCCCGTCAAGCCAGGGGTGTACCGCTGCAAGATCGACGAGGCGAACGTCAGGGAGTCCTCGAACAACAACCAGATGATCGAACTGGTCCTGGTCGTCCAGAACAAGGGCGACTTCAAGGGCCGGAAGATGTGGCACTACATCGTCACCGAGGAGGGCGACGAGATGGGCCAGCGCCGCCTCACGCAGCTGGTCAAGGCGGTCGGGCTCAAGGACGCCGGGACGCTCGACACGGACGCGCTCGCGGGCGAGGAGGTCAACGTGCTCTCCGGTATCCGCAAGGACCGCGAGGGCAACGACCGCGAGAACGTCCGCAAGATCATGTCGCTCGCCGACGACAACGGCGCTGTCGAGGACCCGGACGAGCCCGAGCCCGACGAGCCGGACGAGCCGGAGGCAGAGGGCGAGGAGCCGGAGGCAGAGGAGCCCGAAGCCGAGGAGCCCGAGGCCGAGGACGAGGAGACGGTGGACCTGGACGAACTGGACCGGGCCGCACTCAAGGCGTTCATCAAGGAGAACGAGCTTGGGATCACCGTCTACAAGAACATGTCCGACGACGACGTGCGGGTCAAGATCGCCGAGACGCTCAACGAGGGCGAGCCCGAGGCGGAAGGCGAGCCCGAGGCCGAGGCGTCCGGCTCCGAGGACGGCGACGGCTACGATGAGCTGTCGGTCGCCGAACTCAAGAAGGAACTGAAGGCACGCGAGCTACCCGTTGGCGGGGTGCAAGCGAAGCTCATCGCACGGCTCCGCAAGGACGATGAGGAGGAGCCCTTCTAGGTCATGACGGCACGCGAGTTCCCTACTCACTCGCTCGTCCTCACGAGCTACCTTGTCTGGCGGGGCATCTCCCCGCTGCGCATGGAGCTTGACGGGGACGAGACGGTGGTGTGGGTGTTCGAGTGGAGTGAGGACATCCTCGCCGCCCGGACGACTCTCAACGGCGGTGACGCTCTGGTCGAGCCCTTTAGCTACAACCGGGCTCACCAGGGCGTCAAGCGCCGAATGATGGAGTACCTCCGCGAGCACCGTGCCTCCCGTCACGCCAGAGCAGCTAGCTGAGCTTCGGCCCTACCTCCTCAACGCTCGCCCTAACGCCAAGGGCGAGATCGACATGTACTGCCCGCTCCACGGAGACAGGAACCGGAGCGCGAGCTTGGAGGTCGATAAGGGGATGTGGTTCTGTCACGCGTGCGGAGCGGGCGGGCCGGTCGAACAGTTGGTCGATCTCTCTGACACCTGGGAGCCGCCGCCGTCCTCCCGAGGGCGCGTGAACGGGAAGGCGGCGGCGGGTCGGGAGGCTGGGGAGCTACCGAACCGCGAGTACATCGAGGCGTGGGTGGAGACGCTGATCAGCCAGGAGCCTCCCGAGGACCCGCAGCTGAGCTACATGGAGGACGAGCGGGGCATCTGGAGGCGCACGCTCGCGCGCTTCGAGATCGGCTGGGACTCGCGCCGACAGGCGTTCACGATCCCCGTGTACGGCTCCTCGGGCGCCCTCGTCGGCGTCCGGTTCTACAACCCCTACCCGAGCGGCGGGCGCGAGCGGAAGATGTGGCAGATCACCGGGAGCCGCGTCACGCTGTACCCGCACTCCACGCTCGCCTCCGGGCCGGAGGAGATCATCATCTGCGAGGGTGAGTGGGACGCGATCATCGCCAACCAGTTCGGCTTCCCCGCCGTGACTCGGACGGCGAGCGCGGACACCTGGCGCTCGGAGTGGAACAGGCACTTCGAGGGCAAGCGCGTCTACGTCTGCCATGACATGGACGTGAAGGGGCAGAGGGCGAACGAGCGCGTGGCCGAGGAGTTGAAGGACATCGCCGAGGTCCGCGTGGTCCGGCTCCCGTACCCCGTCCGCGACAAGGGCGGGAAGGACATCACCGACTTCTTTGAAGACCACCCCAAGGACGGCAAGACGGTCCTCCGCAGCCTGCTCGCCGACGCGCCCCTGTACGGCGAGCGCGAGCCCGAGCCCGAGGAGTCCGAGCCCGCGTTGGTCGAGGTCGATAGCCTGATCAAGGGCGAGCACTTCGATGAGGTGCTCACGGCGCGCGTGACGATCCGAGGGATGGCCGACGAGACGTGGTGGGCTCCCGGCGAGCTTGTCTTCAGGTGTACGCGAGACGCGGGCTCGAAGTGCGAGGACTGCCCGATGCTCGCGCAGGGTCGCGCCGTCGAGACGATCGAGCCGACCGACCCGCGCAACCTCCTCTTCATCGACAAGCCGCGCCTCACCGTCCTCAAGGAGTTGGCCAAGGCGTTCGCCTTCGACTACGGCATACCGGACGGCAAGTGCTCGAAGCTCCGGCTTGAGGAGACGGAGACGGAGACGCCGGTGAGCCGATTCATCGCTCAACAAGCGATCGACTCCGGCGCGAGTACCTTCCGGCCCGACCGCAACCTGGTGATCACGGCGGTCGGCGACTACACGAACACGCCGACCAACTCCACGGCCCGCATCTCCGGGCGCGTCACCGTCAACCCCTACCGGGGCAAGTCCGAGTTCCTGGCGGGCGAGGTCCAGCCGGTCGCCGTCCGCACCGACGAGTTCGAGCCCACGCCGGAGGACGTAGCGCGGCTGCGTACCTTCGCCCCGGCTCCGGGCCAGACTCCCCTGGAGCATCTGCAGAGCATGGCAGAGAGCATGGCATCCGTGACGGGAATCCACGGGCGACGGGACCTAACCGCCGCGATGGACCTGGTGTTCCACTCCGCGCTCGCCTTCGACTTCCGCCGCAAGCGGATCGAGCGAGGCTGGCTTGAGCTACTCGTCGTGGGCGACACCCGCACCGGCAAGTCCGAGACGGCACGCCAGCTGTCGCAGCACTATGGTGCGGGCTCGTTCGTCTCGTGCGAGTCGGCCACGATCGTCGGCATCATGGGCGGGCTCGATCGAGTGAGCGGCGACCGCATGTACGTCTCGTGGGGAGCGCTCCCGATGAACGACCGGCGCCTGGTCATCCTAGACGAGGTCAAAGGCCTGAGCACCGACGAGATCAGCAAGCTGTCCGAGGTCCGGTCCTCCGGCATCGTCAACATCCAGAAGGTCCGGCATGAGTCGGCGCTCGCGCGGACGCGGGCGATCTGGATCAGCAACCCTCGGGAGGGCGACACGATCACTCACCTCCACGGCATCGACGCGATCCGCCCGCTGATCGGCGCGAGCGAGGACGTGGCGCGCTTCGACATGGCTGTGATCGTCCGTGACGATGTCTCCACCGCCGAGATGTACCAACTCCCCGAGGGCCAACCCGAGTACACCGCCGAGGATTGTCAAGACCTGATCCGTTGGGTGTGGTCCCGGAAGCCCGAGCAGGTGGTCTGGGAGGAGGGCGCCGAGCGCGCCGTTGTGAGAGCAGCCTCGAAGCTCCGCGAGCGCTACACCGAGGAGCCGCCGCTCATCCGGGCGGACCAACACCACAAGCTCGCGCGGCTCACCGTCGCGCTCGCCGCTCGGCTGTTCAGCACCGACGATGGTCAACGGATCGTCGTCACCAAGGAGCACGCGCGAGACGCGGCGAGGTTCCTGGATGGCCTGTACGCCGACGCGGGCTACCTCCGCAAGTCCGAGGACGAGCGCGAGCTACGGACGCGAGCGCGCGGGTCGATGCCCGAGGCGCGCAAGGCGCTCAAGCGGTCGGCGGATCAGTACGCCGGACTCACTCACTTCCTGCGAGGCGTCAACGAGTTCCGCGCGCAGGACCTTGTCCAGGTGACCGGGATGGACCTGGACATGGCTAACAACTTCACGAGCGTCCTGTACAACTACGGGATGTTGAAGCGCGGCGAGTACGGGGTTCACAAGCCCACGCCGGAGTTCCACACCCTACTCAAGGAGGTCCCATGAAGTGGTTCCGTTGTCTGGTCTGTTCGCTGATGTTCCCCGAGCACGACGATCCGGGCGCGATGCACGTCTGGAAGGGTCAGTGCCCACGCTGCGGCGAGCGCCGCACGGAGCCGGTCGTGGTGGAGTCATGATCTCGGGCGAGCACATCGAGCGGGCCGAGAAAGTCATGAAGGTCCGAGGCGAGGCCGGTGGGATGATCGCTGTCTATGAGTCGGCTCAGGTCGATCCCGCCGCCATGGCCGACTTCGTCAAGTTCTGCGTTGAGCAGCGGCTACCTCAGACGGTCCCGGACCTGGACCCACGAGCCCAGCCGTCGATCAACACGCTCCTCGCGCACGCCTTTCTGGTCGGCGTTCACTGCGGGAGGGGAGAGGCGATCCATGGCGAGTAAGGTCACCATCCTCGGATGCGGACCGGCAGGGCTCCTCGCGGCCCACGCGGCGAAGGGCGCCGGGCACCAGGTTCGTATCCTGGCGACCCGGCGCCAGATGAGCGATATGCCCGGAGCGATCTACATCCACGAGCCGATCCCCGGCGTGACCGACGACGAGCCCGAGGCTCACATCAAGTTTGAGAAGCTCGGGACGCGGGAGGGCTACGCGCTGAAGCTGTACGGCGCGGCGGACGCCGACTGCTCGTGGGATTCGTTTCCGGTCGGGCTCCGGCCCGCCTGGGACATGAAGCGAGCCTATGAGGGCTTGTGGGGCGCCTACTCGCCGTACATCGAGGAGCGGCTCATCGACGTACAGGCGATGGCGGCGCTCGCGGAGGAGGACGGCTGCGTCATCTCCTCGATCCCGCCGACCGCGTACTGCCCGAGCCCTCATCATCGCTTCAAGGCGAAGCGCGTCTGGATCGAGCGCGAGCACCGCGACATCTGTGAGATGCTCGGCGACCCGTGCGTGATCTACAACGGTCAGGAGTCCGACGCCTACTACCGGACCAGCCTCCTGTTCGGGCACGGCTCGACGGAGCACGCGGACCTGCCGCATAACCGGACGGTGTACGAGGGGTTCAAGCCTCTCTACACGAACTGCGACTGCCACCCCGGCGTCCTCCGCGTCGGGCGCTTCGGCCAATGGAAGCGCGGCGTGCTCGTCCACGAGGCGTATGACCGAGCGAGGGAGGCACTGCGTGCTCTGTAGCGGCTGTGGACAACCGATCAAGCCGGTAGTCGCCGTGGACATCGACGGGACGCTCGGCGACTACCACGCGCACTTCATCAGGTTCGCCACGGGCTACCTCAACGTGGAGTACCTTCCCGCTGGCCGCATGCTGTACGGCGGCGGCGAGCCCTTCCGCGCCTGGTTCACCGGGACGTTTGGCGTCGATGACCGGACCTTCCGGGACATCAAGCTCGCCTACCGACAGGGCGCCCAGAAGCGCTCGATGCCCGCCTACCCCGGCGCCGCCGAGTTCGTCAACCACACGATGTTCGACGGCGCGGAGGTCTGGCTCACGACGACGCGCCCCTACCTCAAGCACGACAGCATCGACCCGGACACGCGCGCCTGGCTCGATCGTCACAGCATCGGCTACAACTACCTGCTGTATGGACCGGACAAGTACCGGGACCTACGGGAGCGCGTCGAGCCCGAGCGCGTCGTGGCCGTGGTCGATGACCTCGTCTGGAAGCTGGACGAGGCTCACCACCTGTTCGGCGACGTGACGATCAAGCGCGCGACGATCTGGAACCGCGAGAACACCTGGCACAGGAACATCGATGACCTTCGAGCCGGGACCGCCCTGCTCAAGGCTCGTCTAAGCGAATGGAGAGAGCAACATGGAAGGTAGGAACCGCGCCGTCATTCTCGGCGCCAAGCCCGACTCGGGGAACATCGGCGAGGCGATTGCCGACGAACTGGACCTGTGGAACTGGGCGGTGACGATGGATGACTGCCTGCGCGGCTCGCCGACGAGGCCGAAGGGCGCCGCCCAGATGCACGGCGACACCGCCGAGGAGTTCGGCTATGAGGCGGGCACCTACGCCTTCTATGACGCGCCCAGCTACCAGGAGTTTCAGAAGTGGGAGGCGGACGCGCTCATCATCACGCTCGGGACGACCGGCAAGACGGCGTTCGCCGAGATGAAGGACTATGAGATGCGACGCATCCTACGCGGGTGCTTGGAGCTTCCGCTGGAGTGCGCTCGGAGGTTCGTCCAAGCCGCCGAGCACACCCACTGGCAGGACCGCGAGCGGTCCGCCGCGCTCGCGCGTCACATCATCTTCGTCGGGAGCTACGCCCACGATCACCCGTTCACAAACGGGACGGCGTACTGCGCGGCGAAGGCCGGACTGGCGATGGCCGCCCGGACGCTCGGGTGGGAGCTAACCGACATGGGCTACTACGTCCACGTAGTTCACCCCTACCACGTGGAGGGGACGCCCATGTGGGAGGTAGTCCAGGCCGGTGTGATGGAGGCGCGAGGCTGGACCCGCGAGGAGGCGGACGACTACGCGCGCAAGGACCTGAAGATGCCCGACGCCTTGACACCCCGCGAGATCGGCCAGGTGGTCCGCATCCTCGTGGAGGAGCTACCGATGCGGTGGCTCAGCGGGCAAGGGCTCAACCTGTACGGAGGTAGCCGATGATCGACCACATCACGTTCCAGGTGCCGATGTTCCGCATAGGGGACGGCGACCTGACGGAGTTCTTCAAGCTGATCGGCTTCGAGGAGATCGCGCCGGAGGAGGCGGTGCCGAAGGGTTGGCGTGTCCGCTGGTTTGACGGAGGGGTGGCGACCGATCCGGCCATCCACGTCGTGGCGACGGAGGAGGGCCGGTGGCCGGTCCGGGACATCGGGCTCGCCCATCTCGCCGTCCGCGTCGGCGCCGGTCGATACGTCACGTGCGCCGCGTCCGACTTCTGCGTGCGCGACTCGCCCGAGAGCAACCGCTGTTGGCTGGAGTTCGCAGCCAACGCGATCCGCGTGGAGGTCCGCCCGTGATCGAGGAGGGCAACCAGCTGCGTTGGGAGGACAACGCCGAGACGGACGGCGTGACGGTCTACTTCAACGGGAACGAGGCGCTGAGACTCCAGCACGAGATCATGCTCAAGGCGCTCAAGGTCTATGACCAGCGCAACGTCCGCTACAAGGACAACTGGCGCCGGTTCGGATGGCGCGGCTGCCTGTTCCGTATCCGGGAGCGCGTCGAGCGAGCGTGGGACGATCTCTGGGACTACGATCCAGATGACGTCGAGTCGATGGAGTACAAGATTGACGACCTGATCGACATGATCAACTTCGTCGTGTTCGCCGTCCGCGCCGTCCAGGGCAAGAACCGCGACGGCGAAGGCGGGTGGTGGTGAGCCGGAACGTCCGCATCCCTCGCGCCGGCAAGGGCTCCTCGGGCTCGTGGCGTGATCCCGACGAGGACACGACCCACAGCCATCGACAGGGCTCCTCCGGCGCGCAGGTCGGCGCCGGCAAGCTCGGCTTCCGAGGCGAGGTCAAGGAGGAGCCGCACGCTCACGAGCACAAGACGCCGGTGGGCGTGCGGCGGGACAAGAACGGGAACCTGAAGCCGCAGCGGTTCGTCTCGCTCCACCACCACTCCACCTTCAGCTACCTCGATGGCTACCAGCTACCCGAGGCGCACGTGCGGCGAGCCGCCGAGCTAGGGATGTCGGCGCTCGCGCTCACCGAGCACGGCAACATGGCGTCGCACGTCAAGCTCGAAAAGGCGGCGAAGGCCGAGGGCATCAAGCCGATCTTCGGATGCGAGTTGTACACCGGCGCCGTGGACGAGACGAACCGGACCCGCAAGAAGAATCACCTGACGATCCTCGCCAAGGACCAGGAGGGCTACGGCAACCTCATCAGCCTCGTCTCGCGCTCCTACTCCGAGGGGTTCTACAGCGAGCCGACCGTCAGCGAGGAGATGCTGGCGGAGGAGGGGAGCGGGCTCATCGTCATGAGCGGTTGTCAGGGCTCGCTCCTGTTCACGTCCCTCGTCGGCGGCAAGCTGGTCGAGCCCGAGGACGCGAGCTACAAGCGCGGGCTCGGAGTCGCCGAGCGCTTCCGCTCGAACTTCGGTGACCGCTACTTCCTGGAGGTTCAGGCCTTCCCCGAGCTTGAGAAGACACGCCAGGCTAATCCGATGATCGAGCGGATCAGCCGCGCCACCGGCATCCCGCTCGTCGCCGATCTTGATTGCCACTACACGGCGCCTGAGGAATCCGAGGTTCAGAAGATACTCCACAACACCCGACCGGGTGAGAAGCGGTCGTTGGAGGAGCTTGAGCGCGACTGGGGCTATGACGCGCCGCTCTGCCCGCCGATCAACGACAACGTCCTGTTCCGCCGACTCGTGGCGACTGGGATGAGCCGCGAGGCCGCGCGCGAGGCGATCCTCAACACCGAGACGATCGCCCAGGATTGCAACGTGACGCTCCCGCAACTGCCCATGATCGAGTACCCGCTGCCTCCCGGCTACTCGGACCTGCGGAGCCTCTGGCGCGACTGGATCAAGGACGGCTGGCGCTATCGGGGCATCCACAAGCTCGCTCCGGCGAAGCGCGAGGAGTACCGGAAGCGCCTGCTGTATGAGATGGAGATGATCGAGTCCAAGGGCTTTGAGTGGTACTTCGTCGTGGTCGCCGACTCCGTTGTCTGGGCCAAGGATCACGGTGTCGCGGTCGGGCCGGGGCGAGGCTCGGCTGCGGCGTCCCTCGTCGCCTACCTCCTGCGCATCACGGAGGTCGATCCGATCGTGTTCCACCAGTTGGTGTTCGAGCGATTCATTGATGCGAACCGGCACGACCTACCCGACATTGATCTCGACTTCGACTCGGAGACGCGCTGGAAGCTCCGCGAGTACCTGGTGCGCAAGTACGGCGAGGGCCGGGTGTACAACCTCGGGACCTTCACCTACTACCGATCCAAGAACAGCCTGGATGACGTCGCCCGCGTCTACAACGTCCCGGACTGGGACGTGAAGGTGATCAAAGACCAACTCATCGAGCGCTCGTCCGGCGACCTGCGCGCGTCGGCGACGATCGAGGACACGGTGGAGCAGTTCGAGGAGTCGCGCGAGGTCATGGAGCGCTATCCCGAGCTACGCCGCGCCGCCGATCTCGAAGGCAACGTCAAGGGCTTCGGCGTACACGCTGCCGGGCTCGTCCTCGGGGACGTGCGGAAGGTCGCGCCGGTGTACCAGCGGACGATCAAGGGGCACGAGATCGAGGTTGTGTCCGTCGATCTCAAGGACGCCGAGCGCCTGGGGCTCCTGAAGATGGACTACCTCGGACTCAACACGATGACGCTGATCAACTACGCCTGTACGTGGCTCGGGCTCGAACTACAGGACATGTACGATCTCCCGCTGGACGACCAGACGACGCTCGACGGCTTCCGCCGAGGCGACGTGATCGGCATCTTCCAGTATGAGGGGCAGGCGACCCGGCTCATCAACAACGAACTCAAGCCCGACAACTTCGATGAGGTGTGCCTCGTCCCCGCGATCGCACGACCGGGACCGCTCCACAACGGCGCCGCCGAGGCGTATGTCCAGGTCAAGCGCGGTGACGTCGAGCCGGAGCGCTGGCACCCGTCCCTTGAGCCGATCCTCGGGTTCACCAACCACCAGATCGTCTACCAGGAACAGATACTCAGGATTGTCCGGGAGGTCGGCGACTTCGACTGGACCGCCGCAGCCGCGATCCGCAAGATCATCGCCAAGAAGGAAGGCGAGCAGGCGTTCAACCGCAAGCGGCAGGAGTTCCTAGACGGCGCCGCGAGGCGGCACCCGGACTTCGAGCCCGACAAGGTCTACGCGCTCTGGATGAGCCTCATAACGGCGGGCGCCTACTCCTTCAACCTGGCGCACTCGCTCGCCTACGGGATGATCAGCTACCAGTGCCAGTGGATCAAGCAGCACCACCCTGAGGTGTTCTACGCGGCTGCGCTTCGAGCGATGGGCGACGGCGCCCGCGTCCCGCTCCTCCGAGACGCCGACGCGCACGCCATCAAGGCCACGCCGCCGAAGCTCGGAGGCAAGGCGCTCGACTGGACGCCGGTGCGCGACGGCGGGAAGGTCCGCATGGGCTACAAGCAGCTGCCGAAGGTCGGTGACGCGCTCGCCGAGGAGATCGTCAGGACGCCGGGACGGCGCCGCTGGACCGCCTGGGAGGACATGATCGAGGTCAAGGGGATCGGCCCCAAGACGATCGAGGGCATCAAGGAGTTCGGCGCCTCAGACGACCCGCTCGGCATCTTCGAGATCGACAAGCGCATCGCCATCGCGCGCGAGGCGATCGAGGCGAGCGAGACGATGACCGCGCCGACGCACTCCTCTCTCGATGTCCCCTACGGCGAGGGCTTGAAGGAGACGGTCACCTGGGTAGGAGTCGCCCTCAACCGGAACCTGCGCGACATCTTCGAGACGAACCGCGCGCATGGCACCGAGCTAGACGAGGCGACGATGAAAGACCCGCATCTGCGCGAGTTCCTGCTCATGCTCGGCGATGACGGCAAGGAGCTTCTGAGACTTCGATTCGACCGCTGGCGTTACCCGCAGTTCAAGCGGCCGATCTGGGGCACCACGCTCGAAAAGGACGTGGTGTGGGTACAAGGGTACAAGCCATCGTGGCGAGCCGCCCGCGAGATATACGTCACCGACTTCGCGGTCATCTCTGTCACTGACGAGGAGGTAGCACAATGGAATCAGGCGACATCCAAAACAGGTTCGCCTTCCACCCGGCGGACCCGGCCAAAGGTGAGGTTCACTCGGCGATCCGCGATAGCTGCCTAGTCGCGGCGGTCGAACTGAACACGCTCGTCCCCTTCGAGTGCCGTGAGAAGTCTCTCATGATCACGGCGCTAGAGGAGGCGATGTTCTGGGGCAACGCCGCCGTCGCGCGGCACGATGTCGAAGGGAAGCGGCTGTGAGCCCGACTGACGCGCAGTACGCAAAGATCGAGTACCAGCGCGCCGTTGAGCGCGGCATCGACCAGGACGGGCATCTGCGGCTCGATCAAGACCAGGTGTGGCGCCGCTACTTCCAGCGCGACATGGTGTACTGGGACGTGCCCGACGAGGAGCTTCACAGGATGGGCATGATCGATGAAGCCACCGCGTCCACGCTTGGCCCGGACCCCATCACGATCGAGCCCGGTCCCGAGCCCGGCACCGACCTGACCAAGTGGGGAGACGCCGCTCAGTTCGAGGCGGCGCCGATCGAGCGCGGCGGGCCGAAGGTGAGCCTGCTCTGGGCTACGCCGGACCCGCTCGGAGCGGTCGCCGCCTTCTGTCGGATGTACGAGGGGAAGCCGACCTACAGCCTCGCCGAGATCACCGACGAGGAGCGCGAGCACTACTGGGCCGAGTCCCTCAAGACGCATCTGCGGGCTCCGCACGAGACGGTGGAGTTTCACTTCTTCATCGAGAACGTGGACCGCGCCTTCACCCACCAGCTGGTCCGTCAGAGGACGGCGGTGTACGCGCAGGAGTCCCTGCGGTTCGCCGTCAAGGGGAACCTCGCCGATGAGGTGAGCCTCCCGCCGACGATCCGCGAGGACTCGGACGCGGCGGACATCTGGACCGGGACGGTGGACGCGATCGAGGACGGCTACAACTACCTCGTGAACAACGGCGTCCCCGCCGAGGACGCGCGCGGGCTCCTGCCCCAGGCCACGCCGACCCGGCTCAACTACAAGACGAACCTCCGCAACCTCGTGGAGCACGCGGGGAACCGGCTCTGTACGCAGGCGCAGTTCATCTGGCGGGCGGTATTCATCGAGATCGTCCAGGCGATCCAGTACCACACGCCGCCCGCGTACATGAAGGAGGACCTCACGTTTGAGGCTCCCCAGGCCTGGCAGTTCGAGCGGATCGCCGGGAGCGAGTTGTTCAAGCCGGTCTGCTACAAGCTCGGGCACTGCCCGTTCACGGCGGACTTCGACCGTGGGTGTACGATCCGCGAGCGCGTCCAGCGCGGCGCCTTCGAGGAGATCGACACGGCTGAGTGGCTGGCCGACCCGGACGCCGGACGGACCCGAGCGGAGGACCGCCGATGATGAAGGTCGAGCGCGACTGGCCGCGCCAGCGCGTCAATATCTACCTCATGACGGCGGACAACCGGGCGGTCGTGTACGGCGTCCCCGAGGAGCGAGCCGCGCGCCGGTTCGTCCCAACTCAACCCGGCGAGGAGATGCCCGCGTTTCTGTCGCTGTCGGAGGAGGAGTGGGACCAGCTAGCGTCGGCGATGTCCGAGGCTCCGCCACCCGGTCCCGCCGTCGAGCGGCACCTACAGGACGCGGTCAAGACCAGGGACCGCCTGTTTGACCTGGTCGAGTTCTACGCCCAAGGCGGCGGGTGATGACTCACCGGCGCGTAGTCGCCTGGGCGCCTCGTCGCAACGACATCCAGCTGGCCTCGGACGAGGACTGGGAGCAGGAGGCGCGCGAGGCGCAAGCGTACTTCCGCAAGATGGTCTACAAGCGGGCGATGATCCGCGTCTCGAAGGCGATACGCGACATGACGACGATCTCCCAGGCCTTCGGGGAGTCGGCGCGCGCCGTGGGCGTCCAGTTCGAGCGGTTCGGGCGCGAGTTCAGGAAGGCACTCATCGACGCAGGAAGGGAGCTTGAATGATTTGGGAAGCAACCATCATCGCACTCGGGGCGATCCTCGGAGGCGCGATGATCGGCGCAGGGCTCGACACGTGCGCGAAGGCGCTCAAGGAGATCGTCAACGAGCTAGGGAGGCGGATGTGATCTACGCGATGATCACCGACATGGACCACTACAAGTCCACGATGGAAGCCAAGGTCTACAACGATGGCAGGATGATCGGCGAGCTTGAGCTACCGCTGACGGGCTCGCGGACGATCGGCGAACGCTTTCATCTCGTGTTCGAGCCGATGGCCGAGGGTCAGGCCAGGCTGTGAGCGCCCGCGTCCTGGAGTTCTACGCGATGCGGGCTCGCTACCAGCGGGCCAACGAGATCATGATGGACTTCTTCACGAACCCATCTCACCCCGAGGCGGTCGAGGCGCTCAACGTGATCGCCGCGATCGAGCGGACCTACACCCTGTACGACCGGCTCCTGGTCGAGCGCGATCTACTCCGCTCGATGGGCTATGGCGATACGCCGAATGAGAAGCCTCAGGTGGGGTGGGTCCCCGTTCACGTCCTCGGGCGGGTGTTCAGGGAGTCCTCACTACATGCCGGGTAGGCGAGCCGTCGAGCTATGGGCGGACGGCTCGGCGGACGGCGACGGCTTCGGTGGTTGGGCCTTCATCCTGATCGCGGGCTCGCTCCGGCGCGAGGGGACGGGCGCCGACACCGACACCACGAACAACCGGATGGAGATCACCGCCGTCCTCGAAGGGCTCGCCGCCCTCAAGATGGGCGGGCTCGAAGTGACGGTGTACACCGACAGCAATTATGTCGTCGGCGCCTTCGAGCAGGGCTGGTTGGAGAACTGGAGGCGCAAGGGCTGGAAGCGAGGGACCAAGCCGATCCCCAACAGCGATCTCTGGATCAAGCTCGATCGCGCCGTCACGTTCCACCACGTCCGCTTCGAGCACGTCCCCGGCCACTCGGGGATGCCCGAGAACGAACGCTGTGACTACCTCGCGGGCCGAGCCCGCCGCGAGCTTAGAACGGCCACCCCTTTCAATCCCTCTGAGGCTCGGAGGGTCTAACCCAGGAGGTAGGTCAGTGCCAGGCAAGCGACGTAGGAGGAGGCGCCCCGAGCGCGAGGAGGCGCAGGCGATCGGCGCCGGAGGCGTGCCCGCGATCGGAGACGCGCAGATGGAGCGCGAGTTGTCGAGGATCATGGACTGGGCGAAGGGAGTACGCGCCTACCGGATGAGCGCGGACCTCAGCAAGGAGGAGCGCGCCGAGGCGAACCGCGTCTGTGCGATCCTCCTGAATGCGATCGCGCTCGCGGTCCGGCGCCACAACGTCCGCCACCCCGATCTCGATGGGACCATCCCTCAGCGCTACAGCCTTGACGCCACCGAGCTTGCGTGGGAGGGCGCCGAGGCTGTGTCGCCCGAGGAGGTCCGCAAGCACGTCCTCGCCGCGAACAAGGCGACTGTGATGTACGCTCCTGTGCGTCGGCTCCGGCGCGAGCTAGCTAGGCGAGTGGGAACGTGACGTGCCTCGCGCGTCCGCGCGTAGGCGCGCGCGCTCGGGATCGCGCGGGACCCGCGCGTGCGCGCCCGTCCCGCCTACCGGCGCGAGGGCTAGCGGAGAAAATTGAGAGAGGTAGAGATGATGTCTCTTTCGTCTCGATCTAACGGGGAGCCCTCGCGCGGGTACGCGGGACCCGCGCGCGAGCGCGAGCGCTACCACATCAGTCGGCGTAGGTGGATCTTCGGGTGGTGCCTCATCTGCTTTGTGCTAGCGGTCCCGTGGACCATCGTCGTGATTGGGGTGATCTGTTGGCTCACGTAGTCCCGGCCCGAGCGGCGGTGATGGCGGTCGATCCGGGGCAGGTGACCGGGGTAGCCGTGGTGACGGTGCCCGGCTTCCGGCAGACGCTACGGGAGACGCTGTCGCAGATGGAGGAGCTTCACTCGTGGGAGGTCCGAGGCTCGATCGTTGAGCAGTCGAATCAACTGACGGACTCGTGGCAGGACTTCTTTGCGTTGAGCAACATCAAGGGGTTTGCGTGGAGCGAGATTCACCTGGTGGTTGAGAACTTCATCCTACGTACCAAGCACGCAGACATAACCCCGGCCTGGGTGCTCGGAGGTCTTGAGGTCGGGCTCGCTCACCGTTGTCCGGGGATACCGGGGATTGTCGGATGGCAGGAGCCCTCGGACGCCAAGAACCTGATGACCAACGAGCGGCTACGGTCACTTGGGCTCTGGCAGGTCGGATCGGCGCATACCCGTGATGCCGTGAGGCACGCCGTCCTACGGCTAAACCGGCTCCTCGGGACCTGATCTCGTTCCCATAGATTTGCGGGGGATTTGCCTCCCGCGCGCGAGTCCGTCCGACCGGAGCGAGTAGCCTCCGCTCCCATTGCCCGCCGCGTCCTCACCGAAGGTCCGCCCCCGAGTACAGCGCCGCCGCGCGAAGCGGGAGGACCACAAGCAGGAGATGGAGCGTCAAGAGGGCGCTCGACGGCTCCTTGGAGAGGCCAGGCGGTCGGCGTATCTGAACAGCATCGACATCCCTCGAATCGCCCCGGAGGACGCGCTACAGGAAGCGCTCGCCCGGACGGTCGAGTGGGCGCGCTTCGCCACCGAGGAGGCGTCCAAGCTCCGCGAGGATCAGCTGTGGGTACTCCGCGACAAGGAGGTTGTCAAGGAGGAGATCATCACCGAGTGGGGCGAGGTTACGCGGGAGGAGATCGCCACCTACAAGGCGATGCTCACCCACTGGGTGAAGGAGGAGCAACGAGCCTGGGAGCGCGTCGGCTGGTTGTCCTCGCGGATGGTCGCCCTCGGGATCGAGGACCGATCGGCTCGCGCCAAGGAGCAGATGGCAGACAACTTCGCCGTGGCGCTGGAAGCCGTCATCCATCATCTCGGGCTCACCAAGCAACAGCGTGCGAAGGTCCCAGACGCCGTTCGTGCCGCACTACCGATGTCCACAGATCAATGACCCTTCTACGCCATGATCTGTGCTGACCGTCTACCAGTGTAACGAGGGCCAGTGCCCTCTCACGCGGTTCGTCGGCGGCAACGTCCCGGACAAGTGCCCCAACTGCCGAGGTCCCCTTACTCGGAAGCAGATCCATCGGCATGCCGGTCCTCGGGCGAAGCGGCTGGCGCTGATCACCACCAACGGTGAGGAGGCGCGCTGATGGCCTTCCCGCTCGGGCTCGGCGTCGATGGGTGCCCTCTCTGCGGGGAGGAGCTTCTGGCGGACGCGACCCTGTCCTGCTCGAACCCAGGCTGCCCTCGACATGGGGACGGCGGACGGGTCCTTGAGGTGAAGCGCTCGGGCCGGAAGGTCAAGCCTGGGTACGCGAACAAGGACCTCAACCACGCCGCGACGAGGCGCTCATGATCCGGTTCGGCCTTGGGTTCATCGCTGGCGTAGGCGCGTGGTGGGTCGCCGCCGCCATCTGGGCTCGGCATACGGACCGGATAGACGCGCTCGATCGCCCGCCCGCTCCCTCGCCCGCGAGGCCCACCCGAGTCCCCATCATCCCGGTCACCCCAGTACGGGGAGGGCGCGGAGATGCGTGAGCGTCCGCCCTCGAACCGGGGTGGGCGGAAGCCCGCCTACCCGCTCGGGCGCCAGGCCAGGGTATGCCGCCCCTGTCGCCAGGTGACCAACCAGGTCCTCTGCCCCAGCTGCGGGAAGGGGACGCGCCCCGCCAAGGTCTTCAACGATCCCCACCGTCTCAAGGAGGGTGTATGAACCTCCTCCTAGACGCTGAGCGGATCGCCAGCCGCTTCGAGGCGGACAAGTACGTGCTGGACCCGGTAGGATGGATCCACGGGAAGCTCGGCGAGTTCACCTGGTCGAAGCAGCGCGAGGTCGCCGAGTCGGTGAGGGACCATCGACATACAGCCGTAAGGAGTGCCCATGGAACAGGGAAGTCTTTCACTGCGTCTCGATTGGCGGCGTGGTGGCTTGATACGCATCCGGTTGGATCGGCGTTTGTCGTCACGACCGCCCCTACTCAACCTCAGGTCGAGGCGATCCTGTGGCGTGAGATTCGCTCTGCCCATCGTAAGGGAGGGCTACCTGGACGCCTGACGCTCGACTGTCATTGGTACCTCGGGGACGACGAGCTTGTTGCCTTCGGGCGCAAGCCCGCCGACTACTCGGACCCGGACAAGGCGCGTCAGGCCTTCCAAGGCGTCCACGCTCGCTACATCCTCGTGATCCTGGACGAGGCAGCGGGGATACCGACCTGGCTCTGGGAGGCGGTCGAGTCCCTGGCCACGAACGATGACGCCAGGGTCCTCGCCATCGGCAACCCGGACGATCCCGCCACCGAGTTTGAGAAGTGTTGCCGCCCCGGCTCTGGGTGGAACGAGATCGCCATCAGCGCCTTCGACTTGCCCGCCTTCACGGGTGAGAAGGTCCCCGACGAGCTACACCACGTGCTCACGGGCAAGACCTGGGTGGAGGAGCGCCGCAAGCGCTGGGGCGAGACGAGCCC